GAGATCTACACAGAGTAGATCGTCGGCAGCGTCAGATGTGTATAAGAGACAGGTCTAAGATTTCACAGCATTTCGAACGATTTAAATTAGACACAACAACATATGAACTTGATATGATCGTTTCATTTAAATACGATTTTTTGAGAAAGGACGAAATCCCGCAAGAGAAAAAGCAGGAAGTGCAAGATATTTTAAATTTATCCAATTACTCATCAAACGATCCTAAATTTTGGATGTATAGTTCAGGTAATAAGGATGCATGGAAATTCAATAAAGCGAATTTTCTTCCTGTTGAAAATCCGAGTCTTAAACCTGTTGAAAAATGGCACGCGGATGCGATTGAGAAGTCTATCAAGGCAGTAGATGATGAACTCGTTAAAGCAACTAATGAAGTGCTAGAAGCTGAAAAGGTGTTAGAACAAGCTCAGTCAAGGGTTCAAAATCTGACAAAGCAACGTTCTAAACTGAACAATGCACTAAATGCACTGAACTAGTTTACTTTGCCACAAGGATGTGGTATAATGTTCTTACTTTCTACTGAGGAGATTAATATGACTCGTAACGAATATATCAAATCATTCAATAGCGTTATTGATGATAAAGCTATACCGATGTTTGGTCAAAATATCGTTCTTTCTATTATCAATCAATGGCTCAATAGTGTTGATGCAAGTATTGTTTCTTCTACTAAATTTATTCATGAAATTCGTAAAATTTCTAGCCGTGTAGATAAAGATGTTATCAAGAAAACCTTTAAAGAGTCTCGTCTTCTTTCATATTTGGTTAATCGGGATATTCTTGGTAATTTTGGGAAAGAAATTAAACGAACCAAAGATGTAGTAGGATATAATTGGTTCGGTGATGTTAATTCTTATCATCTTAATAATAAAGAAGACCCTGAGAATATTTTTACTCGTCGTTGGATTAGTAATTTCAGACTTTTTAAGAAACAAATTCTAAAATCAGCTTCTAAATTATGTTATGGCGATTATCGTCAAATTCATCCTTTGGCTTCTGATATGATTATCATAAAAGAATATGAACTTGATAAAAATAAAGTAGCTATTTTTGTGAATTATGGATTTTTTACACCAGAAACTAACCAAAAGAACATTAATAAATTTTTCTCAATTGCTAGCACTATAACTCGTCAATTAGAGACCGCATTACTTTGTATGGAAACAGTAGAAAATATTCATACATATCCTTTTAAGAATATATGCGGTTGGGAAGGATATAAAATTATAATTAGTCTTCGTGAAGTAAAGTGTGCGTACTCACCGACTGATAAAGAAATTTACCAGCAAAAATGTGATGAAATTGTGAATACTCCTAAAGAAGAAACTACCCTTGAAGAACTAATGGATAATCTTGACGATTCACCTGAACCGGTAGAAATTCGTCCAGAAGTTATTGCACTAGAAAAAGCTTATAAAGAAGTTCTAGAAATTTCTAATAAAGCGCAGAAAGAATATGAGCAGGCTAAAAGGATTTGGGAAGAATCTGTTAATCGCCTTGATCGTTTGGAACAAGCTTTACAGTTAATTAAGTAATTTAAAGCCAAGGATGGCTCGGAGTATAAATCATTAACCAAGTGAGAAGAACATGAAAACTCGTAAACATTATATTGATTATTTTGACAGTCTTATTACTAAACACCGTAATTATCAGATCGGACACAGAGCAGTAATCAATAATATTCTTCGTGATTTCCTTCAATATGTTGGCCAGGAAAATCATATCTGTAAAGATACACAGAACGCTTATTCTCATTCGTTAGGCAATTTGCTTGAATGGTTTAAACGTTCTCGTATGTTATCTTCTACTGTAGCTCGTGATAACATTGAAAACTTTATGAAGCCGAGCTTCATTAAATCTGCGACATCTATAACCGATTTGGTTGAATTTACTATTGTTAACGATGTTAAAAAGACCCATTTGGCTGATTGGTTATCTACCATTCCTGAAACTAAATTTGCTGATAAATTCGCTTGTCAATTCAATGACCAAGTGAATATGCTTTTTAAGCATGCTCGTAAACTATTTACCGCAGGCGATGACCGTACAAATACAGTTCATGTTAAGGACTGGGTTATTGCTGATGAAGTAACACACAAGCCGGGTGGTTCATCAGTATTAATTAATATCCAGGTTCCTTATTATTACTCACGTAATCTCGGCACCATGACAGCTAGAGAAATTAATAAGCACAACAAAACTATTCGTTCGTTGTCTTATAAACTTCGCATGATGTTAAAAATTATGGACGTAGTAGAAATGTATGATGAAACCGAAGATAATGGTTCAATGTTATACAGTTCACGCATTCTAATTAAACTGAAGGACCCTAATACGTATAAGCCAGTTGTAAAAGAACCTAAAGTAGAAAAGGTTGATAACTTGAGCGAAGAACGCGAATATCTCAAATCTCGACTGGTTGAAGTTGAAGCCCAGATTGCAGAACACACCAAATTGTTAAAAGCTCTTAATGCAAAAGCAAATGGTTTACGTAATGCTATTGAGGTATTGAAATGAAAAAGCGTCTATTAGAAGACATTGCAGCTTCAAGTAATTCTAGTCTAATTAAAATTATTATGGCTGGTGAAGAAGACGATCTGGAAATGCGTGGAAAGATTCACGGTTGTGATGATTATAGCCCTCCTGTTAATTGGGATTCTGTAATGGTCATGGTTGAACGCCGCGAACGTGCTTCTAAAAACGTTCCTAATTGCCCTGAATGTGGAACTGAACAGGTGCAATTGGTCCATTGGCAGACTAGTAATCTTCGTTATAAATGTCGTCATTGTAAACACCGATTTGACCGAGAAGAAAATGACCAAGCGTAAAGAATATATGGAGACTGCTGAAAAGGCAGTCCGTGAATTAGCAATAGCTTATTATAATGAACATGGTAAATTTCCTGATAGATACAGCGTGCTTAAATCTGCTTTAACTCGTTCATATAAAAATATGCTATCAGAAGTAAGTGATATTATATACAAACATAAAGAACAAACGGGCCAAAGTCTTGATTACGACGAGACTTTTAAACAAGTACTAGGAATTAAGGAATAATATGTTTAAAGTATATGGTTATGATAGCAACATCCATAAATGCGTGTATTGCGATAATGCAAAACGTCTTTTGACCGTGAAGAAACAGCCGTTTGAATTTATCAACATTATGCCGGAAAAAGGTGTTTTTGATGATGAGAAAATTGCTGAGCTTCTGGTTAAGCTTGGACGTGAATCACAAGTTGGATTGACTATGCCTCAAGTATTTGCTCCTGATGGAAGTCATATTGGTGGATTTGACCAACTGCGAGAATATTTTAAATGATGCTCGAAGGAACTGACTATATTCATGATTACCGCGGAAGCGCGGTATATGTAGGTGATGAAGTTGCAGTTTATTATGGGTATGGAACTTTGATGACAGCCAAGGTTATTCAAATTAAAAATAATCGTGCTAAACTCGAAGTTTATTATTCTAATGGTGAAAAGTCTATTTCTAAGTGGAAATACGGCGATTGTATGGTCAAACTGGGGGTAAATATGATTTACGATATTAGTGTATCAAGAACTCCGTCAATGGTTACTATTCCAGCCGAAGAATTAGATCGTCTTCATAAAATTGAAGAACTTCTTTGGGAAATTGAATCTGATTTGCCATCAGGATTAGAATCCTGGATTGATTATGAAGAACTTAATAAATTGCGAAATTAATTGGTGAAAAAATGAATACTGAAAATAAATTAGATGTTGATGCAGTTCTGAGCGAAATCATTGAAGACCATGATGCATTTTCGGAAAACTATGATTTCGATTTTTCCGACTATCTTAAACCTATCGAAATAGAAGACTGGGTGCAAGATGGTAAATGTCAATATCGTCAGTGTGTTTATTTTAGTCCAAAACATAACGTTCATGTGGCTGTAAATGAATCTCGCTCAGGTTCTTACCATTCTGACTGGTATTATGCAGTTCCTACTGTTGAACTGGTTGAGCTTCGAGAACGTGTAGTAACTCAGACAGTACGAGAATGGATTACGCTATAAAACCTTGGTGGGCGGCTAGATGGGAAACTGTAGAGCCAGAGCCGGAAGAACCGGTTTACACTGATGAAGAAACAGTATATAATGAACCAACGATAAATGACTTAATTGATATGGAGATGGGACATGATTACAGTAGATAAGTGGTTTAGAATTAATCGTGCTGATACAGGGCTATGTAATTACTGGCCGGAACTTAGTGCAGGTACTGTCTTTAAAGTTCGTGAACTTGTAAAAGAATGTGAAGATGATATAGAGCCTGATACTGGAATTATTGAAATTGAACTTTCTGATGGAAAGATTATTAACATCTACGATAAGCCAATTACGTATTGGTGCTTGTGGAATACTGAATCAGTAGAAAATGGTGAAATCGAGGAAGTTGTAGAGAGAACTAATCAAGTTGTTCAGAAGCCTAAAGCCGATTTTCAAGGTGAACGTATTCCATACGCATTAGCTAAATTAGCTGCGCAAGAAAATAACGATGGCTATGAAGGTAACTTGATGCAAGCTGCCGCAGAATACATTGAATGGCTTGAAACTCAAATTTCTTTTTCTGACCAAAAGATTCGGCAATATAAGCGATTGAATCAAATGTTTTACAATACTTGAAAATAATAAATACCCTTATCTATTTAAGGTAAGGGTTTTATTATGTTATTGACTGGCAAATTATATAAAGAAGAAAAACAGAAATTTTATGATGCACAAAACGGTAAATGCTTAATTTGCCAACGAGAACTAAATCCTGATGTTCAAGCTAATCATCTTGACCATGACCATGAATTAAATGGACCAAAAGCAGGAAAGGTGCGTGGATTGCTTTGCAATCTCTGTAATGCCGCAGAAGGTCAAATGAAACATAAATTTAATCGTTCTGGCTTAAAGGGACAAGGTGTTGATTATCTTGAATGGTTAGAAAATTTACTTACTTATTTAAAATCCGATTACACCCAAAATAATATTCACCCTAACTTTGTTGGAGATAAATCAAAGGAATTTTCTCGTTTAGGAAAAGAGGAAATGATGGCCGAGATGCTTCAAAGAGGATTTGAATATAATGAATCTGATACCAAAACACAGTTAATAGCTTCATTCAAGAAGCAGCTTAGAAAGAGTTTAAAATGACAATTGAAAAAGAAATTGAAGGATTAATTCATAAAACTAATAAAGACCTTTTAAACGAGAATGCTAATAAAGATTCTCGTGTTTTTCCAACTCAACGGGACCTTATGGCTGGTATTGTGTCTAAACACATTGCCAAAAATATGGTCCCGTCTTTTATTATGAAAGCGCATGAAAGCGGAATTATCCATTTCCATGATATTGATTATTCCCCTGCTCTTCCATTTACTAATTGCTGTTTAGTAGATTTAAAAGGAATGCTTGAAAACGGATTTAAGCTTGGTAATGCACAGATTGAAACTCCTAAATCAATTGGCGTTGCTACTGCAATTATGGCACAAATTACTGCACAGGTTGCTTCTCACCAATACGGCGGAACGACTTTTGCGAATGTAGATAAAGTACTTTCTCCTTATGTTAAACGCACCTATGCAAAACACATTGAGGATGCAGAAAAATGGCAAATCGCCGATGCGTTGAATTATGCTCAATCTAAAACAGAAAAAGACGTATACGATGCATTCCAAGCTTATGAATATGAAGTAAATACTCTCTTTAGTTCAAACGGACAAACTCCTTTTGTAACAATTACATTTGGTACGGGAACTGACTGGACTGAACGAATGATTCAGAAAGCAATTCTGAAAAATCGTATTAAAGGCCTGGGTCGCGATGGGATAACTCCTATTTTCCCTAAGCTTGTTATGTTCGTTGAAGAGGGTGTTAATCTTTATAAAGATGATCCGAACTATGATATTAAGCAGCTTGCTCTAGAGTGCGCAAGCAAAAGAATGTATCCTGATATTATTTCAGCTAAGAACAATAAAGCTATCACCGGCTCATCTATTCCTGTTTCTCCAATGGGTTGTCGTAGTTTCTTGAGCGTATGGAAAGATTCGACTGGTAATGAAATTCTTGATGGACGTAATAATCTTGGCGTTGTAACACTGAATCTTCCTCGCATTGCGTTAGATTCTTATATTGGAACACAGTTCAATGAACAGAAATTTACTGAATTATTCAATGAGCGAATGGATTTGTGTTTTGAAGCTTTGATGTGTAGAATTAGTTCCTTAAAAGGAGTTAAAGCTACTGTTGCTCCTATTCTTTACCAAGAAGGTGCATTCGGGGTTCGTCTTAAACCTGATGACGACATAATTGAGTTATTTAAAAACGGTAGAAGTTCAGTGTCCTTAGGATACATTGGTATTCACGAATTGAATATTCTTGTCGGTCGTGATATTGGGCAAGAAATTTTAACTAAAATGAATGCTCATCTTAAGCAGTGGACTGAAAGAACTGGTTTTGCTTTTAGTTTGTATTCTACTCCTGCTGAAAACCTGTGCTATCGCTTCTGTAAACTTGATACCGAAAAATATGGAAGTGTAAAAGATGTTACCGATAAAGGATGGTACACTAATAGTTTCCACGTTTCAGTAGAAGAAAATATTACTCCGTTTGAAAAGATTTCTCGTGAAGCGCCATATCATTTCATTGCGACAGGTGGTCACATTTCTTATGTTGAACTTCCTGATATGAAAAATAACTTAAAAGGTCTTGAGGCTGTATGGGATTATGCTGCACAACATTTAGATTATTTTGGTGTTAATATGCCAGTAGATAAATGTTTTACATGTGGAAGTACCCATGAGATGACTCCTACTGAAAACGGATTTGTTTGTTCTATTTGTGGAGAAACTGATCCTAAAAAGATGAATACAATAAGAAGAACATGTGGTTATTTGGGAAATCCGAACGAACGCGGATTTAATCTCGGCAAAAATAAAGAAATCATGCATAGGGTTAAACACCAATGAATTATGATAGATTTTATCCTTGCGATTTTGTGAATGGCCCTGGATGCAGGGTCGTTCTTTTCGTTACAGGTTGTTTGCATAAATGCGAAGGGTGTTATAATAAATCAACGTGGAATGCTAGAAATGGCGTTCCATTCACTGGTGAAACACTGGAACAATTAATTGAATGTTTGAATAATGATTATATAGAAGGATTAACTATAACTGGAGGAGACCCTCTCTATCCTGATAACCGAGATGTTGTTCATTGCATTGTTCAAACAGTAAAAAATCTTTATCCCAATAAAAGCATTTGGTTGTGGACAGGATATAAGTTTGAAGATATTAAACAACTAGAAATGCTTAAATATGTTGATGTTATTATTGATGGGAAATATGAGAAAAATCTTCCGACCAAAAAGTTGTGGCGAGGATCAGATAATCAGCGACTTTGGTCAAATACCGATGGGGTGTGGAAACATGATTAAATTGAATTATATTATGGACACTATAAATGATATGATTTTTCATTTTGGTCCAGAATTTTATTCGCAGTATAGTTTAGTGCTTATCAATGCTTGGTTAATCAATTAAGGGTAAATATGTATAAATTTCGTAAAGGTTTAGCTGATTTTCTTACAACTGTAACGTTCTTTTTGTTTATGGCAGTTGGTGCTATTTTTCTTATTCCTTTTATTGCTATATTTTTCGTGATTAGCTTAATTTCTCCAGAAAAAGGCTTATCTTCTAGCGAGTTTAATGAGCGTCTGGATAAAATTACTAACAAGCTGAATGCTGCTCTTAGTAAGGAATAGTTGTGAAACAAAACAAGATTGAAGTCTATGGAATTCCAGATGAAGTAGGTCGTTGTCCTGGATGTCAATCAGTTACAAAACTTCTAAAGGAGCTCAATGCTCCTTTTACTTTCTATAAAGTTCTTACAAATAATGGTAAGATTGAGTATGATCGTCCACTGATTGTATCTCTTGCTAAACGCGCTGGATTCACATCTCTTAACATTCGTTATCCAGTCATTTTCATTAATGATTCTAGACAAAAGAACATTAAACACTTCAAAGAAACTCTCATTTCACTTGGATATGATAGAGATATCATAGAAGATTAAGACGGGCCCTCTGGGCCTTTCTTTCTCACATTCTGTATATTACCATTCTAAGCTATCGTTCCCTTCTTATCGTTCCCTAAAATAATTTTCACAAAGTTGTTTACAACAAGTTCAAACTGTGGTATTATTAACATATGAATTGCCTTTGAGGATTTGATATGGTTGATAAAGAGATTAAAAGAGATCAGTATTATCGTGTTAACGGACATATTGTTATTGTTACAGCAGTAGATGATCTAGATGTTCATTATACTGTACTTAAATGGAATAAACAGATGATTTGCGATCGTGCTGTATTTAGTTCAGTTGCTAAGGAAATTAAACTCCATGGGTAAAACGTATCGTCGTAAAGACTTGAAAGTTCGTGATTATGACTATTTCGGAAAGCGTAAAGCTCCTGATGGTGTAAGTCATAAAGATATGGTTGAAAACATTTTTCGCTCAGATAAATGGCGTAGAATGAAAGGCATTGATTCAGAAGTTAAAGATGAGTTAAATCGTCAATTACGTGGTGAAGTAAGAAAGTTGAAAAAATCAGTTTACATTGATGACGATTTTGATTATAATACTTCTCAACTAGTTGCTAAACGTAAATCAAACGAGTGTTATCGTTACAGCTGAGGAAAATATGAATATCAAACGAATGCTTTTTAAGCAAGGATTATACACTTTAAATGTTACTCCAAAAGGCGATACAACTAAGTGGTCAGTAAATGACTGGATTAAATTTATTGATGAAAATGGCAATTGGGAAATTTAAATGAATCCTGAATCTAAATTATCGCAGCGAATTGCCGAAGCTCGTCGTCAATTCTTTGAAAATATGATAGCACAAGGTATTGATGACGAAGTTTTTCTAAACTGGTTTTGGAATCACAAATATTCAAGTTGCTCAGGAGCAATATTAATATCAGCCGCAATGATGTATGAAGGCTGGAAGGGTGCAAAAAAGTTTAGCTAAGGGCTTCGGCCCTTTTTTGGATAATAAAATTTTAACGTAATTGAGGATAATGTATGACTATTCAAATTAAAAACGTCATTAATTCTTACGCATATGATAAAGTAGTTTCTTTGCTAGAAAAAGGCGATATTGTAACTCCTCAAATTTTGGATAAATGGGAAAAAGAGCTTCATCAGACGATGAAACAGAATGATCAGAAGATTGGACGCAATACTGTCCGTGAATTGTTGGTTCAATATATCTTGTCAGAATTTGATGTTAAAGCTTTTGGTGTAGAATCTAAAGCTTATCAAAAGCATGAAATTTCCGATAAAACTATTCGTCGCATGAAAAATCAACGCAAGAAAAAATTTGCAGACCTGAAAATTGCTAAGGTATGAATATGAACGAAGCTCTTATTAACGATTTGCGTCTTGCCGGATATGAAGTAAATACAAATGGCATTGGTTTAACTCAAATTGAAGGAAATGGATTCATCCTTGAGTATGAATTTAGCCAATGGTGGTTATATGCCAATTATGGCGAATTGATTGAATATGTTGACCAATTTGATTCACTAGATGCAGCTCTTGAAGCGGCTAAGTTGATGAATGTATGAAATTTATTAATATTTCTATTACTATTGAAAATTATGGCATTTTCTATGTTGACCAATACATGAAAATTTCATTTTTCCCAAATAAGACTGGTGTTGGATATTGGGAAAGTCATGTTTCTGAATTAAATGAAAGTGAATATGTTAGCACGCATGAAAAGTTTTTAGACTTTTTATATCATGCTGATTTAACTAGTCATTATATAGATATTCATGAATTTAAAAAGATGATGGAGAAAGTGTTCCAAGCATACTGCTTACTTAGATAACTGATATCCTCTATGCTTTAAGATAGATCTTCAAATATTATGATATAATAGATCTATGAATTGAGCTAAGAGGTGAAAATGTCAGAAACTAAGCCTAAATATAATTACGTAAACAATAAAGAGCTTTTACAAGCTATTATTGATTGGAAAACAGAATTAGCAAATAATAAAGACCCAAATAAAGTAGTTCGTCAAAATGATACTATCGGATTAGCCATTATGCTTATTGCAGAAGGCTTATCTAAACGTTTCAACTTTTCAGGATACACCCAGTCTTGGAAACAAGAAATGATTGCAGATGGTATAGAAGCTTCTATTAAGGGGCTTCATAATTTTGATGAAACGAAATATAAAAACCCACATGCGTATATAACTCAAGCTTGTTTTAATGCATTCGTCCAACGTATTAAAAAAGAACGTAAGGAAGTTGCAAAGAAATATAGTTACTTCGTTCACAATGTCTATGACAGTCGTGACGACGATATGGTTGCGTTAGTAGATGAAACTTTTATTCAAGACATCTACGATAAAATGACGCATTACGAAGAATCAACCTATAGAACACCGGGGGCTGAAAAGAAAAGTGTTGTAGACGATTCTCCTAGTTTGGATTTTTTATATGAGGCTAACGATTAACCTCTCCGGATTCTTGGAAGAAATACCTGAAGTTGAAGCTATTCCCTATTTACTTAAAATGTATCTCAGGGAAGTTTTAGCTCTTGACATTGATATTGATCCAGAAAATCCGTATGATACCGCTTTTAAATCTAATGGTGTAGAATTAAATTATCGGTATCATTTAACAGATGATGATTTTTATTTTATATTAGAGAAATAATATGACTGATAAACCCGAAATTAATGATGAAGTGGAAAAGCTTATTTCTTCTATTGAAGAAAAGAACCGTCTTGAAGCAGAAAGAAAAGCAAATAAGTTATTGTCTAAAAACAAACGCGAACTGAATCGTCTTTATAAGCACGCTCAGATCGCAGCTGAAAATAATAATTTTGCTCAATACGAATATGCTATCAAGAAAAGTCGGGATATTCTAAAACAGCCATATAACGATGAACTCATCAGTATTCTTTGGAAGACTACTAGATCGCAAATTGAGGATATGATTGATGCTTACACACGTAAAATTCAAGCGTCTTAAAATTAATGCAGGATTTACTGAATCTTTGAATGGTCATCTTTGTGTGAAAATTTCTGAAAAAGAATACCATGATAGTTCAATTAAAGAAGTTAATCCTCCTATTGTAAGAGCAGACCCTAATATGAAAGTGTGGGTTGATTCTTATCAAGTCAAAAAATGGTGGCAGTTATGAAAGATGAACACCCAGACTTCTGAAATAGATTATAATAAAATTCGTTCCTCTAAAGTAGAAATGATGAGACGCTTTAAAGAGTCTCATGATAAAGCTAAAGCAGAAGGAACTATAACATATAAGCACAGAAAATTTAGAAGCTCTAATGAGCCTTTGTATGGCGTATTATGCGGATAGGAGCTTCGGCTCCTATATTGCTTTATAAATTTTTGGTAAAATAAACCAAAACAATGAGGATATTAAATGAAAGTATGTATTTTTATGGCTCGGGGTCTTGAAGGTTGTGGTGTAACTAAATTTTCTCTTGAGCAACGTGATTGGTTTATTAAAAATGGTCATGAAGTAACTTTGGTTTATGCTAAAGATAAATCATTTACTCGTAACTGTGCACATGATTATAAATCATTTTCAATTCCGGTTTTATTGGCAAAAGAATACGATAAAACACTTAAGCTGGTAAATGATTGTGATATTCTAATTATCAATTCAGTTCCTGCTACTTCAGTTGAAGAAGACACTATTAATAACTATAAAAAAATTATTGATAACATTAAACCTTCGGTTCGTGTTGTAGTTTATCAACATGACCACTCTTCTCTTTCTTTGCGCCGAAATTTGGGATTAGAAGAAACTGTTCGTCGAGCTGATGTTATTTTTAGCCATTCTGATAATGGTGATTTTAATAAAGTTCTGATGAAAGAATGGTATCCAGAAACTGTTTCTCTGTTTGATGATATTGAAGAAGCGCCGACCGTATATAACTTTCAGCCTCCTATGGATATTGCGAAGGTTCGGTCAACCTACTGGAAAGATGTTTCTGAAATTAACATGAATGTCAATCGATGGATTGGTCGTACGACTACATGGAAAGGTTTTTACCAGATGTTTGATTTTCACGAAAAACATCTTAAACCTGCAGGACTAAGTACTATTATGGAAGGTCTGGAACGTTCTCCAGCATTCATTCCTATTAAAGAAAAAGGAATTCCATACGAGTATTATCGTCTTCATCAAGTAGACCAAATTAAAATTGCTCCTAATTTGCCAACGCAAATTCTTGACCGTTATGTAAATAGCGAAATGCTTGAACGCATGAGTAAATCCGGATTTGGTTATCAGTTGAGTAAGTTGGATAAAAAATATCTACAGCGCTCTTTAGAATATACTCATCTCGAGCTTGGTGCATGTGGAACAATTCCGGTATTTTGGAAATCTACTGGCGAAAATTTAAAATTCCGTGTTGATAATACTCCTTTGACCTCGCATGATAGCGGTATCATTTGGTTTGATGAAAATGACATGGAATCAACATTCGAGCGTATTAAAGAACTGTCATCTGACCGAACTCTTTATGACCGTGAGCGAGAAAAAGCATATGAATTTTTGTATCAGCATCAAGATTCAAGCTTCTGCTTTAAAGAACAGTTTGACATTATTACAAAATAAAGGGCTTCGGCCCTTTAGCTTTATACGGAGTTTGATATAATGATATTTTTTGGATATGTGATACTTTTTCTTGCATTTTATCTATTCACTAGAGCATGTTGGATTGGGTTCTTTAGCACTCCAGATGGATTTATTTCAATAATTTTATTTTGCATTTCAATGACGGTTCTTGATATATGAAAATTTTAAATTTAGGTGATTGGCATTTAGGCGTTAAAGCTGATGATGAGTGGGTTCAATCCATTCAGTTGGATGGAATTAAACAAGCCATAGAATATTCTAAGAAAAATGGAATTACTACCTGGATTCAATATGGCGATATTTTTGATGTGCGAAAAGCAATCACGCATAAAACTATGGAATTCGCTCGTGAAATAGTTCAAATGCTTGATGATGCTGGTATTACCCTACATACTGTTGTAGGAAACCATGATATGCACTTTAAAAATACTTTAACTCCAAATGCCTCTACTGAGCTTTTGGCTAAATATCCTAATGTTAAAGTATATGATAAGCCTACTACAGTAGATTTTGACGGATGTTTAATTGATTTAATTCCTTGGATGTGCGAAGAAAATACTGGTGAAATTCTTGAGCATATCAAAACTTCATCTGCTTCTTTTTGTGTTGGTCACTGGGAGCTGAATGGATTTTATTTTTATAAAGGAATGAAATCTCACGGTCTTGAACCTGATTTCCTTAAGACTTATAAAGAGGTGTGGTCTGGTCACTTCCATACTATCTCTGAGGCTGCTAACGTCAGATATATTGGGACACCATGGACACTAACTGCAGGTGACGAGAATGACCCTCGTGGGTTCTGGATGTTTGATACAGAAACAGAACGAATGGAATTTATTCCAAACAATACTACCTGGCACCGTAGAATTCATTATCCATTTAAAGGAAAAATTGACTATAAAGATTTTACAAATCTATCAGTACGTGTTATAGTAACTGAAGTAGACAAAAATCTGACGAAGTTCGAATCTGAACTAGAGAAAGTTGTGCATTCATTACGAGTTGTGTCAAAGATTGATAACTCTGTCGAGTCAGATGACAGTGAAGAAGTTGAAGTTCAATCGCTTCAGACATTAATGGAAGAGTATATTAATGCAATTCCAGACATCACTGATTCTGATCGTGAAGCACTTATTCAATATGCAAATCAGCTATATGTAGAGGCAACACAATGACTTTTGATGAATTTAAAAATGTTATGATGAGTCAGCATTTTGAATGTGAAGTAAAAGATGATATTGGGCATAAAGAAATTATTGAATATTGGTTTGAACCGCTAGAGGTTGAAGATAATTGTATTAAAAAGGTTACAGTCTGCACTGACTGGGCTGTATCTTTTAACTTCAACATTTTAGATAATGACACACCTAAATCATTACAAGATATGGCTGTATCTTGTATTAAGGATGCATACTGTGAAGTTTTCGACATTTGACATTAATGATGAATTCATAGCAAATATTGATTACACCGAAGAAGATTCTAGATATGTTGGAATAATTTATATCACATCAAAAGCAGCACAAGGTGTTGTTTGCATGGCTGAATTTGATGAATACTTTTTAGATTATGATGATATGATAGAATGGTCTAAAAGATACATTAAAAGGAATCTTTTGTGAAGAATTTTAAACTAAACCGAGTTAGGTATCAAAATATAATGTCAGTAGGTGGAAATCCTATTGACATTCAATTAGATAAGGTTCAAAAAACTCTTATTACTGGCCGAAATGGCGGTGGTAAGTCTACTATGTTAGAAGCCATCACATTTGGGCTTTTTGGAAAGCCATTTCGTGATGTAAAGAAAGGTCAATTAATAAACAGCACAAATAAGAAAGAACTTTTAGTTGAACTGTGGATGGAATATGATGAGAAAAAGTACTATATCAAAAGAGGACAAAAACCGAACGTTTTCGAAATCACCGTTAACGGTACACGTCTTAATGAATCTGCCAGCAGTAAAGATTTCCAAGCAGAATTTGAACAGCTTATCGGAATGTCATATGCCAGTTTCAAGCAGATTGTTGTCCTTGGTACAGCAGGGTATACCCCTTTCATGGGTTTGTCGACCCCTGCGCGAAGAAAGCTTGTGGAAGACTTGCTTGAGGTAGGAACATTAGCTGAAATGGATAAGCTTAATAAAGCACTAATACGTGAATTAAATTCACAAAACCAAGTGCTTGATGTTAAAAAAGATAGTATTATCCAACAAATTAAAATATATAATGATAACGTTGAACGCCAGAAAAAATTAACTGGTGACAACCTTACTCGTCTACAAAATATGTATGATGATTTGGCAAAAGAAGCTAGAACGCTAAAATCGGAAATAGAAGAAGCTAATGAAAGATTAGTTAATATTGTTTTAGATGAAGACCCGACTGATGCATTTAATAAAATCGGTCAAGAAGCAGTTTTAATTAAATCAAAAATTGACTCGTATAATAAAGTCATTAATATGTATCACGAAGGTGGATTATGTCCAACCTGTTTGTCACAATTAAGTTCCGGTGATAAAGTTGTTTCTAAAATTAAAGATAAAGTTTCTGAATGTACACATTCGTTTGAACAGCTTTCAACACACCGTGATAATTTAAAAGTTCTTGTTGATGAATACCGAGATAATATTAAAACCCAGCAGTCGTTGGCAAATGATATTCGCAATAAAAAGCAATCTTTGATCGCAGCAGTAGATAAAGCTAAAAAGGTTAAAGCGGCTATAGAAAAAGCATCTTCTGAGTTTATTGACCATGCTGATGAAATAGCACTGCTTCAAGAAGAACTTGATAAAATTGTTAAGACAAAAACTAATTTAGTAATGGAAAAATACCACCGAGGAATTTTGACTGATATGCTCAAAGATTCTGGTATTAAAGGTGCTATTATTAAAAAGTACATTCCATTATTTAATAAGCAGATTAACCATTATCTTAAAATAATGGAAGCGGATTATGTGTTTACATTAGATGAAGAATTTAATGAGACAATTAAATCCCGTGGTCGTGAAGATTTTAGTTATGCTTCATTCAGTCAAGGTGAAAAAGCACGAATTGATATTGCTCTTTTATTTACTTGGCGTGATATTGCTGAAAAAGTTTCAGGTGTTAAAATAAACACACTAATTCTTGATGAAGTTTTTGATTCAGCGACCGACGTTGAAGGTGTAAAAGCTATTTCAACTATTTTGGATAGTTTAAAAAATACTAATGTTTTTGTTATTTCGCATAGAGACCATGACCCGCAAGCATATGGTCAGCATCTTCAAATGAAGAAAGTTGGTCGATTTACTGTAATGGTTTAATTTATAAGAGATTATGCTTTAATTTATTAGAGTATAATCTCTATGGAGGAAAACATGGAATATTCAACTGGACAGCATCTATTAACTATTCCTGAAATAAAACGATATATTCTGAGAAATAATTTTTCTAATGAAGAGCATATAGTTACTGAATCTATGCTTAGGAATGCATTTAAAGCAGAATATACAAAAATAATGTCCAATAGAAATGAAGCTTGGACTGTTACTGATTATTATGACTAAAGGTGTATTATGACTAAAATTACTGTGAATTATACTGTTGATGTAAAAGATATTCAGCCAAAACACGTGCGTTCTGAATCAAATCCACAAAACCAAAATAAAATTCGTCGAGCATGGGTTTTGTCTCTTTCTGATAACGCAATGGAAGTTATTCAGAACAAAATTAAATCTGCACCTGCTCGTCATGCGTATTATGAAGCTATCGATCGTGAAGTGAGTAATAAATGGATTGAACTAATGCGCAAACATACTACAGAATCCCTAAACGCCGGTGCTAAATTTATTATGACTTCATGCGGTGAACGCCTTGAAGATGATTATTGCGGTAATGCAGATGAACGTCTAATTGTTGCTGCTCAAATTGTTGCGGAAACAATTGCGGCTGATTTTAATCGTTAATTGCTTTATTAAATTAGTTATAAAATTAAATCTCATTTGAATTGAAGGAAATTACATGAAACTGTCTAAAGATACTACTGCTCTGCTTAAAAATTTCGCTACTATTAACTCCGGTATTATGCTTAAATCAGGTCAATTTATTATGACTCGTGCAGTTAATGGTACAACTTATGCGGAAGCAAATATTTCTGACGTTATTGATTTTGATGTAGCAATTTACGATTTGAACGGTTTTCTCGGTATTCTGTCTCTGGTTAATGATGATGCAGAAATTTCCCAGTCAGAAGATGGAAATATTAAAATTGCTGATGCCCGTTCAACAATTTTTTGGCCAGCAGCCGATCCAAGTACAGTAGTTGCTCCTAATAAACCAATTCCATTCCCGGTAGCATCTGTTGTTACTGAAATTAAAGCTGAAGACCTTCAACAACTGTTGCGTGTATCTCGTGGTCTGCAAATTGATACAATTGCTATCACGGTAAAAGAAGGTAAAATCGTAATCAACGGTTTTAATAAAGTAGAAGATTCTGCTTTAACCCGTGTTAAATATTCTTTGACTCTTGGTGATTATGATGGTGAAAATACATTTAATTTCATTATCAATATGGCAAATATGAAAATGCAACCAGGAAATTATAAACTTCTGCTCTGGGCAAAAGGTAAACAAGGTGCTGCTAAATTTGAAGGTGAACATGCGAATTATGTAGTAGCTCTTGAAGCTGATTCTACCCACGATTTTTAATAGAGGGCTTCGGCCCTTTATAATTTACACTAAAACTTGAATGAGGAAATTATGATTACCGTAAATGAAAAAGAACACATTCTTGAACAGAAATATCGTCCATCTACTATCGATGAATGTATTCTTCCCGCCTTTGATAAAGAAACCTTTAAATCTATTACAAGTAAAGGTAAGATTCCACATATTATTCTTCATTCTCCTTCTCCAGGAACAGGTAAAACAACTGTAGCAAAAGCATTGTGTCATGATGTAAATGCTGATATGATGTTTGTGAATGGGTCAGATTGTAAAATTGATTTCGTTCGTGGTCCTTTGACTAATTTTGCCAGCGCCGCTTCATTTGATGGTCGTCAAAAAGTAATTGTTATTGATGAATTTGACCGTTCAGGGCTAGCAGAGTCTCAGCGACATCTTCGTTCCTTTATGGAAGCTTATAGTTCAAACTGTAGTATTATTATTACTGCTAACAATATTGATGGTATTATTAAACCACTTCAGTCACGCTGTCGAGTTATTACATTCGGTCAACCGACCGATGAAGATAAAATTGAAATGATGAAGCAGATGATTCGTCGATTGACTGAAATCTGCAAGCGTGAAGGAATTGCTATAGCTGATATGAAAGTTGTAGCAGCTTTGGTTAAAAAGAATTTTCCTGATTTTCGTAAAACTATTGGCGAGCTCGATAGTTATTCATCTAAAGGTGTTTTGGATGCTGGTATTTTATCACTGGTTACTAACGATCGTGGTGCTATTGATGATGTTCTTGAGTCTCTCAAAAATAAAGATGTTAAACAACTCAGAGCTTTAGCACCAAAATATGCAGCTGATTATTCGTGGTTCGTGGGTAAACTTGCCGAAGAAATTTATTCACGTGTAACTCCACAGAGTATTATTCGTATGTACGAAATTGTCGGCGAAAATAATCAGTATCATGGTATTGCAGCTAATACTGAATTGCATCTAGCTTATCTTTTCATTCAATTAGCATGTGAAATGCAGTGGAAGTGATATGAGCTTATTTGAAGATGATATTCAATTAAACGAGCATCAAATTGCTTGGTATTCAAAAGATTGGACAGCTGTCCAATCCGCTGCTGATTCTTTTAAAGAAAAAGCTGAAAATGAATTTTTTGAAATAATTGGAGCTATTAATAATAAAACTAAATGCTCTATTGCTCAAAAGGATTATTCAAAATTCATGGTTGAAAATGCATTATCACAATTTCCAGAGTGCATGCCAGCTGTATATGCAATGAATTTAATCGGTTCTGGATTAAGTGATGAAGCTCATTTTAATTATCTAATGGCTGCAGTTCCTCGTGGTAAAAGATATGGTAAATGGGCAAAACTGGTTGAAGATTCCACCGAAGTATTGATTATTAAGTTACTTGCTAAACGGTATCAAGTTAATACAAATGATGCAATTAACTATAAATCAATTCTTACTAAAAACGGAAAACTACCTTTAGTATTAAAAGAACTAAAAGGTTTAGTCACGGATGATTTTTTGAAAGAAGTGACTAAGAACGTAAAAGAACAGAAACAACTCAAAAAACTAGCATTGGAATGGTAAAATGATTGAAATTACTCTTAAAAAACCTGAAGATTTTCTGAAAGTAAAAGAAACTTTGACTCGTATGGGAATTGCTAATAATAAAGATAAAGTTCTGTATCAGTCCTGTCATATTCTTCAGAAAAAAGGACTATACTATATCGTTCATTTTAAAGAAATGCTTCGTATGGATGGTCGCCAAGTTGAAATGACAGAAGAAGATGAAGTTCGTCGTGATTCGATTGCATGGCTATTAGAAGATTGGGGACTGATTGAAATCGTTCCTGGTCAAAGAACTTTTATGAAAGATTTAACTAATAACTTCCGAGTTATTTCTTTTAAACAAAAACATGAATGGAAACTCGTTCCTAAATATACGATTGGTAATTAAGCAAGGGGCTTCGGCCCCTTATTTGGAGTATAATATATCAAGAGCCTAATAACTCGGGCTATAAACTAAGGAATATCTATGAAAGAATTTTATATCTCTATCGAAACAGTCGGAAATAATATTGTTGAACGTTATATTGATGAAAACGGAAAGGAACGTACGCGTGAAGTAGAATATCTTCCGACTATGTTTAGGCATTGTAAGGAAGAGTCAAAATACAAAGACATCTATGGTAAAAACTGTGCTCCTCAAAAATTTCCATCAATGAAAGATGCGCGAGATTGGATGAAGCGAATGGAAGACATCGGTCTCGAAGCTCTCGGTATGAACGATTTTAAACTCGCTTATATCAGTGATACATATGGTTCAGAAATTGTTTATGACCGAAAATTTGTTCGTGTAGCTAACTGTGACATTGAGGTTACTGGTGATAAATTTCCTGACCCAATGAAAGCAGAATATGAAATTGATGCTATCACTCATTACGATTCAATTGATGACCGTTTTTATGTTTTCGACCTTTTGAATTCAATGTACGGTTCAGTATCAAAATGGGATGCAAAGTTAGCTGCTAAGCTTGACTGTGAAGGTGGTGATGAAGTTCCTCAAGAAATTCTTGACCGAGTAATTTATATGCCATTCGATAATGAGCGTGATATGCTCATGGAATATATCAATCTCTGGGAACAGAAACGACCTGCTATTTTTACTGGTTGGAATATTGAGGGGTTTGACGTTCCATATATCATGAATCGTGTTAAAATGATTCTGGGCGAACGCAGTATGAAACGTTTCTCTCCAATCGGTCGAGTAAAATCTAAACTAATTCAAAATATGTATGGTAGCAAAGAAATTTATTCTATTGATGGCGTATCTATTCTTGATTATTTAGATTTGTATAAGAAATTCGCATTTACTAATTTGCCGTCATTCTCTTTGGAATCAGTTGCTCAACATGAAACCAAAAAAGGTAAATTACCATACGACGGTCCTATTAATAAACTTCGTGAGACTAATCATCAACGATACATTAGTTATAACATCATTGACGTAGAATCAGTTCAAGCAATTGATAAAATTCGCGGGTTTATCGATCTAGTTTTAAGTATGTCTTATTATGCTAAAATGCCTTTTTCTGGTGTAATGAGTCCTATTAAAACTTGGGATGCTATTATTTTTAACTCATTGAAAGGTGAACACAAGGTTATTCCTCAACAAGGTTCGCACGTTAAACAAAGTTTTCCGGGTGCATTTGTATTTGAACCTAAACCAATTGCTCGTCGATATATTATGAGTTTTGACTTGACGTCTCTGTATCCGAGCATTATTCGTCAAGTTAACATTAGTCCTGAGACTATTCGTGGACAGTTTAAAGTTCATCCAATTCATGAATATATCGCAGGAACAGCTCCTAAACCGAGTGATGAATATTCTTGTTCTCCGAATGGATGGATGTATGATAAGCATCAAGAAGGTATCATTCCAAAGGAAATCGCTAAAGTATTTTTCCAGCGTAAAGACTGGAAAAAGAAAATGTTCGCTGAAGAAATGAATGCCGAAGCTATTAAAAAGATTATTATGAAAGGCGCAGGGTCTTGTTCAACTAAACCAGAAGTTGAACGATATGTTAAGTTCAGTGATGATTTCTTAAATGAACTATCGAATTATACTGAATCTGTTCTCAATAGTCTAATTGAAGAATGTGAAAAAGCGGCTACACTCGCTAATACAAATCAGCTGAACCGTAAAATTCTTATTAACAGTCTTTATGGTGCTCTTGGTAATATTCATTTCCGTTACTATGATTTGCGAAATGCTACTGCTATCACAATTTTTGGCCAAGTCGGTATTCAGTGGATTGCTCGTAAAATTAATGAATATCTGAATAAAGTATGCGGAACTAATGATGAAGATTTCATTGCAGCAGGTGATACTGATTCGGTATATGTTTGTGTAGATAAAGTTATTGAAAAAGTAGGTCTTGATCGCTTTAAAGAACAAAATGATTTAGTTGAATTCATGAATCAGTTCGGTAAGAAAAAGATGGAACCTATGATTGATGTTGCATATCGTGAGTTATGTGATTATATGAATAACCGCGAGCATCTGATGCATATGGACCGTGAAGCTATTTCTTGCCCTCCGCTTGGTTCAAAGGGTGTTGGTGGATTTTGGAAAGCGAAAAAACGTTATGCTCTGAACGTTTATGATATGGAAGATAAACGATTTGCTGAACCACATCTAAAAATCATGGGTATGGAAACTCAGCAGAGTTCAACACCAAAGGCAGTGCAAGAAGCTCTCGAAGAAAGTATTCGTCGTATTCTTCAGGAAGGTGAAGAGTCTGTCCAAGAATATTACAAGAACTTCGAGAAAGAATATCGTCAACTCGACTATAAAGTTATTGCTGAAGTAAAAACTGCGAACGATATAGCGAAATATGATGATAAAGGTTGGCCAGGATTTAAATGCCCATTCCATATTCGTGGTGTGCTAACTTATCGTCGAGCTGTTAGTGGTCTGGGTGTAGCTCCAATTTTGGATGGAAATAAGGTAATGGTTCTTCCATTACGTGAAGGAAATCCATTTGGTGATAAGTGCATTGCTTGGCCGTCGGGTACAGAACTTCCAAAAGAAATTCGTTCTGATGTACTATCTTGGATTGACTACTCAACTTTGTTCCAAAAATCGTTTGTTAAACCGCTTGCGGGTATGTGTGAATCGGCTGGTATGGACTATGAAGAAAAAGCTTCGTTAGACTTCCTATTTGGCTGATAGAATAAATCTAGGGACCTCCGGGTCCCTTTTTCATACAAGTAATATAAATCTATACTTATGAAAAACAGATGATTCTGGACCTTTAGAATTCCCTAAAAAATTTTCACAAAACTGTTTACAAGACTGTTCTTCCATGGTACTATACAACTATCAACTAATACGGATTTGGAGAATAAAATGAAAATCGCTATTTTGGTTATTGCATTAGGTCTTACTGGCTGTGTAGCTCAAGGACCGGTAGTAAATCAGTCTGATGTAGGAAAAATTGTAAACTGTTCAAGCAAATTTTATAATCCTAATGTCAAGTGTTATAAAGAAGCTCCAAAACAGACAGTAGAACAAATGCAGGCGAATTTTGACGAAGCTATTCGTCCAGATGAATCTGCTCAAGCATATCGTAATTCGGATGTAATTACACGCGAAGAAAAAATTGAAAACTACTGCGCTGAACTTTGGGCAAATTGGGCTAATAATTACCAGTGGCGTACCGGTAAAAATGCTCCGATGGAGTATGTAGTGAATTCTTATAATTCATGCGTAAAAAATTTAACTAAGTGAGGAAAAGATGGAAACTTTAGTAGCAGGCTCAATTTTTATGGTTTTAGTTTCAGGCGTGTTGGCTATTATTATATACATGCTTCCATGGTTCATCGCCTTGATGCGTGGGTCAAAATCGACAGTAGGAATCTTTTTCACGTCTTTACTGTTTAACTGGTCAATTATTGGTTGGTTTATTACATTTATTTGGTCAATTGCGGGTGAAACTAAAAAGTCTACACAGCCAAATCAGGTAATTATCATCAGAGAGAAGGAATGAAAAGCAAAATTATAGCAGTGTTGCTTTTAATCTTGATGATTATAATAAGTATATACTATAGTGTAACGGTTCCTCTTATGATTCCAACTATTATTTTAGGTTGGGGTTTATTACTGTTACAAGTTAAATATGAATGTATCAATTGAGGTTTAAATGATTAGTGACTCTATGACAGTTGAAGAAATCCGTCTTCATTTGGGGCTTGCATTAAAAGAAAAAGATTTCGTAGTTGATAAAACTGGTGTTAAAACTATTGAAATTATTGGCGCATCATTTGTAGCAGATGAACCGTTTATTTTTGGCGCTCTTAATGATGAATACATTCAGCGTGAACTTGAATGGTATAAATCTAAGAGCTTGTTTGTTAAAGATATTCCAGGTGAAACACCGAAGATTTGGCAACAAGTAGCATCTTCTAAAGGTGAAATTAACTCGAATTATGGTTGGGCTATCTGGTCAGAAGATAACTATGCTCAATATGACATGTGTTTAGCTGAACTTGGTCAAAATCCTGATTCTCGGCGTGGTATCATGATTTATACTCGTCCATCTATGCAGTTTGACTACAATAAAGATGGTATGTCAGATTTCATGTGTACGAATACCGTACAGTATCTGATTCGTGACAAGAAAATCAATGCGGTTGTTAACATGCGCTCAAATGACGTGGTCTTCGGATTCCGTAATGATTATGCATGGCAAAAATACGTATTAGATAAATTAGTATCTGATTTGAATGCAGGCGATTCAACTCGTCAGTATAAAGCAGGTTCTATTATATGGAATGTTGGAAGTCTTCATGTATATTCTCGTCATTTTTACTTGGTTGATCATTGGTGGAATACTGGCGAAACTCATATTGTGAAAAAAGATTATAACGGTGAGTGGAAATGATTCAATTCGTAATTCCAAGTTATCAGCGTGTAGGGGCAGTTTCTGCCCTTGATATGTTTCCGACTGATTATGAACCGCATATTGTAGTGCGTGAACATGAAGAAAAAGCTTATTATGATGCCTATGGGTCTAGAGCTAAAATTATAACTATTCCTGATGATGTAAACGGAATTGCCGGTACTCGTAAAGCAATTACTGATATGTATGCAGGTCAACGAATCTGGATGATTGACGATGATACTACTATTCGCATGAGTTCAATGCGAAAAAGAGATGATCGTCGTTGTGTGGATAAAGTCAATCAATTGACTCGTGAACAGTTCTATGAATTGATTCAATATGTTGAGGATGCCATGGATTGTGGGTATTATCATGGCCATGCTCGTCTACCTATTTTTAAAATTACTTCATCTTGGGGTAATTATCGTGAAAATTCATATGGATTCACGAATACATGGTATGACCTCGGAAAACTTACTACAGAACAAATTGGGTATGGAAAAATTGATTTATGCGAAGATATGTATGCATTTCTCAATTTAATTAATCAAGGTTATCCGCATTTGGCCTTGTTCAAATATCTAGTTGTATCTGGAAAAGCACAAGCTCCTGGCGGGTGCAGTTCAATTCGCAGTAATTCTAAACATAATAGAGCACTTGAACAAATCAATAGAGAGTTTCCAGAGCAAGCTCGTTGGAAAACTTCTAATATTGAAAAACGAAAATCGTTGGGTGAAGAAGATGAACCATTAAAGGTTCTTCGTATGTGTGTTTCGCGTAAAGAAAAATCAGAAGCATTTCATAAGTTTAATGCTATTCATCCAATAGCAGTTGATTAATGCCTAAATTTATTGTGTTATAATTACTCTATCTTTAACCGGTGAGGAAAATATAATGATGCCTATGGAAAAAATGAATGTCTATTGCAGATTTAAAATCCCGTTTGATTAAAGCTTCCACTTCTAAAATGACTGCTGAACTGACTACATCTAAATTCTTTAATGAAAAGGATGTAATCCGTACAAAAATTCCAATGCTTAATATTGCTATTTCTGGTGCGATTGATGGCGGTATGCAGTCTGGTTTAACTATTTTCGCAGGACCTTCTAAACACTTTAAATCAAATATGTCTTTGACTATGGTTGCGGCATATTTGAACAAATATCCTGACGCGGTTTGTCTATTCTATGATAGCGAATTTGGTATTACTCCAGCTTATTTGCGATCTATGGGAGTTGACCCGGAACGAGTAATTCATACGCCAATTCAGTCAGTTGAACAGCTGAAAATTGATATGGTGAATCAGCTTGAAGCTATTGAGCGTGGTGAAAAGGTTATAGTATTCATCGACTCAATTGGTAATATGGCTTCTAAGAAAGAAACTGAAGATGCCTTGAATGAAAAATCTGTGGCAGATATGACTCGTGCTAAATCGCTGAAGTCATTATTCCGTATTGTTACTCCTTATTTTAGCATTAAAAATATTCCATGTGTTGCGGTTAACCACACAATTGAAACAATTGAAATGTTTAGTAAAACCGTGATGACAGGTGGTACAGGCGTAATGTATTCGGCTGATACTGTATTCATTATCGGTAAGCGTCAGATTAAAGATGGTTCTGATCTTCAGGGGTATCAATTTGTTCTAAATGTAGAAAAATCTCGTACCGTTAAAGAAAAAAGTAAATTCTTTATTGATGTTAAATTTGACGGTGGTATCGATCCTTATTCTGGATTGTTAGATATGGCTCTAGAATTAGGATTCGTGGTAAAACCTAAAAATGGCTGGTATGCTCGTGAATTTCTTGATGAAGAAACCGGCGAGATGATTCGTGAAGAAAAATCTTGGCGTGCAAAAGATACCAACTGCACTACATTCTGGGGTCCTTTATTTAAGCATCAACCATTCCGAGATGCTATTAAACGTGCTTATCAGTTAGGTGCTATTGATAGTAATGAAATTGTTGAAGCTGAAGTTGATGAATTGATTAACTCAAAGGTTGAAAAATTTAAATCTCCAGAAAGTAAAAGTAAATCAGCAGCTGATTTAGAAACTGACCTCGAACAGTTAAGTGATATGGAAGAATTTAATGAATAAAGATGATTTAGATTTAGATCTAGAAATTATCGACGAATCCCCCTCTTCGGAGGGGGAAGAAGAAAGAAAAGAACGTCTTTTTAATGAGTCTCTTAAGATAATTAAATCCGCTATGGAAAATGTTATCCAGGAGATTGTCATTAAACTAGAAGATGGTTCTACACATATAGTGTATGTAACAAAACTGGATTGGGTTGATGGAAAGGTTGTAATGGACTTTGCTGTTCTTGACCAAGAAAGAAAAGCTGAGTTAGCTCCTCATGTAGAAAAATGTATTACAATGCAACTACAAGATGCATTTAATAAAAGGTCAAAGAAAAAATTTAAATTCTTTTAAGGAGTAAGTGTGGTAGAAATTATTCTTTCTCATCTCATATTTGATCAAGCTTATTTTTCAAAAGTTTGGCCATATATGGATTCAGAATATTTTGAAAGTGGTCCAGCTAAAAATACATTCAAATTAATTAAATCTCATGTTAATGAATACCATAGCGTTCCATCTATTAATGCGTTAAATGTTGCATTAGAAAATAGTTCATTTACTGAAACAGAATATTCTGGTGTAAAAACACTTATTTCGAAACTAGCCGATTCTCCAGAAGACCACAGCTGGTTAGTAAAAGAAACAGAAAAATATGTTCAGCAAAGGGCGATGTTTAATGCTACGTCTAAAATAATTGAAATTCAAACCAATGCTGAGCTTCCTCCGGAAAAACGAAATAAGAAAATGCCGGATGTTGGTGCTATTCCTGACATCATGCGCCAAGCATTATCAATTTCATTTGATAGTTACGTTGGCCATGATTGGATGGATGACTACGAAGCACGTTGGCTATCTTATATGAATAAAGCTCGTAAGGTTCCATTTAAACTCAAAATTCTAAATAAAATTACTAAAGGCGGAGCTGAAACTGGAACACTGAATGTTTTAATGGCTGGTGTTAACGTTGGTAAGTCATTAGGATTGTGTTCATTAGCAGCAGATTATTTGCAGCTCGGACATAATGTTCTTTACATTTCCATGGAAATGGCAGAAGAAGTCTGTGCTAAGCGTATTGATGCTAATATGCTTGATGTTTCTCTTGATGATATTGATGATGGGCATATTTCTTACGCTGAGTATAAAGGAAAAATGGAAAAATGGCGTGAGAAATCTACTCTCGGCCGTTTAATCGTTAAACAGTATCCTACTGGTGGAGCAGACGCTAATACATTTCGGTCGCTTTTAAATGAATTAAAGCTCAAGAAGAATTTTGTTCCAACAATCATTATTGTTGACTATCTAGGTATTTGTAAATCTTGCCGCATCAGAGTTTATTCAGAAAATAGTTACACAACTGTTAAAGCTATCGCAGAGGAATTGCGTGCTCTGGCTGTTGAAACCGAAACCGTTCTTTGGACTGCAGCACAGGTTGGTAAGCAAGCTTGGGATTCTTCTGATGTTAACATGAGCGATATTGCAGAATCTGCCGGTCTTCCAGCAACAGCTGATTTTATGCTTGCGGTCATTGAAACCGAGGAGCTAGCAGCTGCTGAACAACAACTCATTAAGCAAATCAAATCACGATACGGTGATAAGAATAAGTGGAATAAGTTTTTGATGGGTGTTCAAAAAGGAAATCAAAAATGGGTAGAAATTGAACAAGATTCTACTCCAACTGAAGTGAACGAAGTAGCAGGTTCACAGCAGATTCAGGCTGAACAGAATCGCTATCAAAGAAATGAATCCACTCGAGCCCAGTTAGATGCTTTGGCGAATGAATTAAAATTTTAGTTTACAAGCTGACAAGACTATGGTATAGTAGTCTTGTTGGTTAAATGAGGAGATTGTTATGGAATTGGTAAAGGTAGTTTTTATGGGGTGGTTTAAGAATGAAAGCATGTTTACTAAAGAAATCACAATGATGAAAGATGACGTTCAATGGGCTACTACTCAATATGCTGAAGTTAATAAAGCATTAGTTAAAGCTTTCATTGATGACAAGAAAGTATGTGAAGTGGATTGCCGAGGATAATATGCATACGGTTTTATTTAAACCTACTCCGTATAATGTTAGGAAAAATACTCAATTCAAGGCACTTATTGCGGATACGTGGGAATTGGTGTTAGATATTCCAGCAGAAGAAAGCCCTCCATTTGGTCGAGTGGAATTTATTAAGTTTGCTGTGCGCCCTACGAAGCGACAGATTCGTCAATGCAAAAGATACTTTCGTAAAATAGTCAAGTTAGAGAAACAGTTATTGATGATAGTAAAATAGTAATTTACAAGCTGATAGAGTTGTGTTATAGTAATTCTATCAGCTAATCGCGGAGAAAAGAAAATGATGCTAGTTAATAGAGAATATCAGTTTAAATCAGAAGAAGATTTGGAAAAATTCGCAAGTGGTTGTGAACTGAATAGACGCACAGCTAAAGTCATAGGATTAAAACCCTTTACAGTTCTAGATTGTGAAGTTTCTAAATTCCGCAGAGGGTGTTCTATTAGCGGTCATGCTCTGGTTGATGGGAACACATTTTTCTTTGTTTTTAGCGTCAGAGAACTTTTATTGATTAACGAACTTGAGGAAATAAAATAGTTTGCTTTTGTTGAAAATTGAGATACTATAAACATAAGCTACTGAGGAGATTATCATGAAAAAATTTATCTTTGCTACAATTTTTGCCTTATCTTCTTGCGCTGCTCAGCCTGCTATGGCGGGTTATGACAAAGATTTGTGTGAGTGGTCTATGACTGCAGATCAGACTGAAGTTGAAACTCAAATTGAAGCAGATATTATGAATATCGTTGAGCGTGATCGTCCTGAAATGAAAGCTGAAGTGCAAAAACAGCTTAAGTCTGGCGGTGTAATGCAGTATAATTATGTTCTGTATTGCGATAAAAACTTTAATAATAAAAATATCATCGCTGAAGTGGTAGGTGAGTAATTAGAGGTTAGTATGTATAGTTCTGAATTTTCATATTTAAAAATGGAAAAAATTTCATACGATTTCATAGATGAAAAGATTTATTACAGCTTCCATGAACCGCGTTTTAATAGTGAGGTTGGGTTTATTGTAGTAAAACACAATTTCATTTTAAAAATATATTCGGCATTAAAGGATTTTCACTACGAAAATATTAACCTAAAATTTGATAAAGAAAACGTTCGTAATTGTGCAGTAACAATTACAGGAAATAAAGGTACATGCGTTATGCTATCTGATGAAATTAATGATTTGTTAAATGATGTAGAAAAGGTTGCTATTCCATCTATTGATGACCAAATTTTTAATGCTTTTATGAATAGAGGTTAATATGAAAACATATAAAGAATTTATTAAAGAAGATATGGTAGCTGGAGATTCAGGTGGTAATCCTGAAAATATCTCTACTGGAACAACGTCAGGCGCTGTAGTAAATAAAGGTCCTGAACAGATTCCTAAAAAGAAGAAAGAGGAATCTAAAGAAAAAGAAGAGTAAAAATGTCATCAATACCTTGGATTGATAATGAGTTTGCATACCGTGCATTAGCTCATTTACCTAAATTCGCGCAAGTAAATAATAGTTCAACTTTTAAATTACGGTTTAGATGCCCTGTTTGTGGAGATTCAAAAACCGACCAAAATAAAGCCCGTGGATGGTATTATGGCGATAATAATGAAGGAAATATTCATTGTTATAACTGTAACTATCATGCACCAATCGGAATATATTTAAAGGAGTTTGAACCCGATTTATATCGTGAGTATATCTTTGAAATAAGAAAAGAAAAAGGTAAAAGTCGTCCAGTAGAAAAACCTAAAGAACTTCCTAAACAACTTGAGAAGAAAATAATTAAATCTCTTCCGTCATGTGTTAGATTAGATAAACTGACGGAAGACCATCCAATTATAAAATATGTAAAAGCTCGTTGTATTCCAAAGGATAAATGGAAATATCTTTGGTTTACAACTGAATGGCCTAAATTAGTTAATAGCATAGCACCAGGAACATATAAAAAGGAAATACCTGAGCCTCGTCTTGTTATTCCAATTTATAATGCTAATGGAAAAGCTGAGTCTTTTCAAGGACGTGCATTAAAGAAAGATGCTCCTCAAAAATATATCACCATCAAAGCTTATCCTGAGGCAACAAAAATCTATGGTGTCGAACGGGTTAAAGATGGTGATGTATATGTTCTAGAAGGACCTATCGATTCACTTTTTATTGAAAATGGTATAGCCATTACTGGCGGTCAATTAGACCTAGAAATTGTTCCATTTAAAGATAGACGTGTGTGGGTTTTAGATAATGAACCTCGTCACCCTGACACTATTAAACGAATGACTAAATTAGTTGATGCAGGAGAAAGGGTTATGTTTTGGGATAAATCTCCCTGGAAATCAAAAGATGTTAATGATATGATTAGAAAGGAAGGTGCAACCCCTGAACAAATTATGGAATATATGAAAAATAATATTGCCCAGGGGTTGATGGCTAAAATGCGGCTATCTAAATATGCTAAGATTTAAATTAACCCAACTAAAGCAAATGCTAAATCTACGAATGTATCAAGAGTAACTACTGGAATATTAATACCATGCGCAATTGCAACAGGTGATAAAATAAAGTTCCAGAGTAAAATTCCTACCATAGCAGAAATAGTAAAAGCTATACGTTTCTTATTACCTTTTATGGCATTAACAAGTGCCATTAATTTTTGTACCATATGTCCTCCTTATTGCTTTATATATTTATTGTATAATTAATCTACTAATCCATGAATTGAAAGGAAAAATAATGGCTTACTTTAATGAATGTGCTCATTTGATCGAAGGTGTTGATAAAGCAAATCGTGCATATGCTGAGTATATTATGCACAGTATTGACCCATTGCAGGTTATGCTTGACATGCAGCGGCATTTACAGATTCGTTTGGCTAATGATAAACCAGAAACAAATCGTCATCCTGATTCACTTGAAACTGCAGGAGAAGTTCTTGCTTGGCTGCGAAACCAAGACGATTATATCGCAGACGAAACTCGCGAGCTATATACTTCTCTTGGTGGTATGAGTAATGGTGAAAAAGAAGCTTCTGCTGTATGGAAACCTTGGAAGAAACGTTATTCTGAAATGCAATCCAAGAAAATTCAAGATTTATCTCCTGAAGATCAACTTGAAATTAAATTTGAACTAATTGACCAATTTCACTTTTTCATGAATAAATTCATTGCTCTTGGAATGTCAGCTGAGGAAATCTTTAAACTTTATTATCTGAAAAATGCTGAAAACTTCGCTCGTCAAGATCGAGGTTATTAATAGCTCGTTTAAATAAACGACGACTTAAAAGCCGCGAGAATTTATTATAAATAATCATGTAATTTAAATAAAAGGAGAATTACATGGCTAGTACTCGCGGTTATGTTAATATCAAAACATTTGAGCAGAAATTAGATGGAAATAAGAAAATTGAAGGAAAGGAAATTTCTGTAGCTTTCCCTCTTTATTCTGACGTTCACAAAATTTCTGGCGCTCATTACCAGACATTCCCTTCAGAAAAAGCAGCATATTCTACAGTATATGAAGAAAATCAACGTACTGAATGGATTGCTGCAAATGAAGATTTGTGGAAAGTAACTGGTGAATAAATTCAAGGACTCCTTCGGGAGTCCTTTTTCATTTAAACGGTTTACTTTCCAAAATGAGTATGGTATAATAGAATTATCTTATAGAGGAGAGCACTATGTTAAATCGCTGGATTAAACCAAATGAAGATTTAGATATTATCATTTCACGGCATGTAATGAAGAAATATGAATTGCAACCATGGTCTACAGAAGTTGTTGTGCATTCATTTATGATGTACGCAGATGGTTCTGTCGAATTTAATGCAGAAATTCGATATGATTATGGCGAAAAGCAAGTCGAATTCAAAAGAGGCTTTTTGTAATGTTTATCTTTAATTGGTTTAAAAGTTTCTTTACGGATTTTTTCTCTACAACTCCTGGGGAAGGTGTAGTTCCTATTTCAAATGACTATCTCCCTTTAACTGTAGTTGAATATGTTTATATGGGAGATGGAACAGTAGAAGCAGTTACTATGACTTATGAAGAAGCCCAAGAATATTATAAAAATCCTTGGCGCTGGTCAGTACCTACTACATCATCTAATACACAGAATACACAGTCTAGTTCTGATTCATATGATACAAATGTCCCTGTTCATGTATGGGCAGGTGATTCATGCGGAAGTTCTTGTGATTCTAGCTGTTCATCTACATCTTGTGATTGAGGAAAATTATGGAAGCGATTTTGTTTGAAATGTATATTAGCAGTAATAGCATGTCATTTGCTAAAGATGTTCCAATTACTGTAGCTGTAATTATTGATAAGGGTTATCGTAATCCTATGTATCTCGTAGAAAATTTCGTTTCAATGCCAGTTCCAGAAGATGCTGAAATAAAACTTAAAAAGATCGGAATTATTGAAACTGTTCCAAATAGTCCGTTTAGAGCAATTGAAGCATTTACTAAATCCGAATACATCAATGTTAGCGCAGAACAGTATAATGATAACCCTTTATCTTTTTATTCGTACGATTCAGTATATGACTGGAAAATAGATAAAGGAAATAAATTTATAATTGCGAGTGAAGATGCTTTATCATACTTCATTTATTATGTATGGAATAATTTAAATCCAAAATTGCTAAAAATTCATGAATTTGACGATGCTCCTACTATTGTTTTAGGTAAAACAAATGAAAGTTCTGAAGAAAATGCTTGAATGGTTCAATAGACCAAACTCAATGTATATTGATGATGGTTGGGTTGAACAAGCAAATAAAGAAATGCAGAACGAATCGGAAGAATGGATGAAATCAATGATTAATGCTGAGAAAGAAAAGAAATTAGAACGCTCGGCGCTTAAATTGATGAGAGACATCTATGGGGATAAATCATGAACAGAGATATGACGCTAGAAGAGGCTAAAGCTAAAGTAAATGAAGCAATGGATTTGCTTCTTAAAATTGGCAGTAAAATGATGGAAGAAAATGAGAAATATATCCAGGAAAACAAAATTCCCGATGGTCCATTAGTAGGCAAAAGGAAATCACATGATTGAAGTAGCAAAACATTATTCAATAGAATTTATGTCTAAAGAAGGTAAATCAGTAAATACGCTTGATAAAAATTGCTCATTAATTATTCCTTTAGCAGAAAATCCGGATATTTTAATTAAAGATATAAAAGAAAGAAAATATCCAGAAAATGTTATTCTAATTATAAAGCATACTGAAGATATTTTGCAGAATACTGATTCGCCGTTTTCTTCTTCTGAAGCTTTAACTATTAAAGGTTATAAAAGAGCTCATGAATATGGTCTTTTTGACATGTTTGAAGACGATAAAGTTAAATTAGCTAGTCAACCTTCTAAAAGTAAAACATTCATTATTGAAGATATTAAAGATATAGATGCATTTGTTAAGATGGTCTGGGCTCATTTTGATGTTGGACTACGCTGGAGAATGTCAGAAGAAGAAAGAAAGATTATTGAAGCTAATCGTCAATTTGGTTTTTATCGCTAGGAATTAATATGGATTTATTTGAGATGTTAGAAGATAATCATTCTACGAATATCCAGAATGATTCTAGTGATTATAAGAAAGAGTACCGTATAGTATTACAGAATTATGGAATTGAAGCCCCAGATGCTCTTCTAGAAGAACTAGCTTCATACCATCTTGACCCTCCGCCCTGGGCTCCCTGGGCAAAATAATTCAAAAAGTTGTTTACTTTCCTTTCTAACGATGATATGATAGCTTCTGAAGTATACGGAGGCTATCATGATTATTAATCTTGCAGATGTTGAACAGTTATCTATAAAAGCTGAAAGCGTTGATTTTCAATATGATATGTATAAAAAAGTCTGTGAAAAATTTACTGACTTTGAGCAGTCAATTCTTTGGCAATGTATGGAAGCCAAAAAGAATGAAGCTCTTCATCGGCAATTGAATAAAATCATTAAAAAGCATTTAACTAAATCACCATATCAGTTATATCGTGGTATATCAAAATCAACAGAAGAACTTATTAAAGATTTACAAGTTGGAGAAGTGTTTTCAACGAATAGAGTAGATTCATTTACTACTAGTTTGCTCACAGCATGTTCTTTTTCTTACGCTGAATATTTTACTAAAATAATACTTCGCTTAAAAACTGATAAAGCTTTTAATTATTCTGACCATATCAGCGATATTATACTTTCTTCTCCTAATACTGAGTTTAAGTACACGTATGAAGATACTGATGGATTAGATTCAGAGCGTACTGATAACTTAATGATGATTGTGCGTGAACAGGAATGGATGATTCCAATTGGAAAGTATAGAATAACTTCTATTTCAAAAGAAAAATTACACGATTCATTTGGAACATTTAAAGTTTATGATATTGAGGTAGTTGAATGAAATATTCAGCAATGCAATTAAAAGATTTTAAAATCAAATCAATGGATGCATCGGTGCGTGCTTCTATTCGTGAAGAATTACTTTCCGAAGGATTTAATTTATCCGAAATTGAACTTTTAATTCATTGTATTACTAATAAGCCAGACGATCATTCTTGGTTAAATGAAATAATCAAATCTCGTTTGGTTCCAAACGATAAACCTCTTTGGAGAGGTGTTCCAGCTGAGACTAAGCAGGTGTTAAATCAAGGAATTGATATTATTACATTTGATAAAGTCGTATCAGCTTCATATGATAAAAATATAGCTCTACATTTTGCTTCCGGTTTAGAGTATAACACACAGGTTATTTTTGAATTCAAAGCTCCTATGGTATTCAATTTCCAGGAGTATGCCATAAAAGCTCTACGCTGTAAAGAATACAATCCAAACTTTAAGTTTCCGGATAGCCATCGTTATCGTAATATGGAATTAGTTTCAGATGAACAAGAAGTAATGATACCAGCTGGAAGTGTATTTAGAATTGCAGATAGATATGAGTATAAAAAGTATTCAACATATACTATCTATACTCTTGATTTTGAAGGATTTAATCTATAACGGAAGGACTTAGATTCATTATACCACGAAAGTTTTAAAGCATTTTTACATAAAGTTGTTTACAAGTTAAAGTAAAAATGTTATAGTATAGTAGTCAACCGTCCGTAAGATGTGAGAAAAATATGAAGCTGTCTAATAATCAAATTCGTAAAATTAAACGTCGTTTAGAGCATACTCAGGCATCTGCTAAAAGACGTTCTAAAGATTTTAACTTAGACTTCAATTACATTAAGAACATTTTAGATCAGAAAGTTTGCGCTTACTCAGGAGAACCTTTTGATAATCGTATTGAAGGAGAGAAATTATCATTAGAACGTTTTGATAATAACGTTGGATACATTAAAGGAAATGTTATTGCAGTAAAGAAAAAGTATAATACATTTCGTTCTGATTATACTTTAGAAGAGTTAATTGAAAAGCGTGATTTATTTGCTTTGCGAATTGGTCGTTCATCTGCGAAAAAAGTTCATAAACTAAATTTAGATGAAAAGAAATGGGCTAAAATCAAAAAGACTTATAATCAAATTAAAGCTATACAGAAAAAACGTGAAAACCGAATTGAACACATTTCTCAGCTTTCTAAATCAAAACAGACCTCTGATATTAAGCTAAGGATTATAGCACTTAAAGCTCGTATTGATGGTTCTCGCATAGCAGAAGGCGCTGAAGTTGTTAAACTGAACGTTCTTCTTAAAGGCTCGGATTGGAAAATTGTGAAAAAGTTGTCAGAAGCAGAAATGCAATATGATATGTGTGATAAAATTATTCAAGGTGTAGAGCGGTATCAAAACTTGTCTTTTATTGATAAACTTAAACTGAAAAGAGGATACCCGCTAAATTGTTCAATTTTTAAACTTATCCGAGGATAATATGGTTTATGTATATGCGATAGTTTACCGAGACAAAGATGGATTTACTGCGCCAGTTCCACTTGATGAACATCGTCCTGCTGTATTTTTTGAAAGAGAGATTGCTGATAGAGTTTTTACTACTCTCAAAGACCAATATAAACTAGCTTTAGGTATGGGAATTCCAAGACTAGTTGAGACTCCACGCAAGTTTTGGTTTAATAAAATAGAAGTTAAACATGTTAAGCCTGATGTAGATACACAAAGATTATATCAACGAATTCTAGATACTGGTCGTATTGTTAGTATACCAATTGCAGGGACTTTCCGATGACATTTGATGATTTGACCGAAGGCCAGAAAAATGCCTTTAACATTGTTATGAGGGCTATTAAAGAAAAGAAACATCATGTAACTATCAATGGACCTGCCGGTACTGGTAAGACTACTCTTACTAAGTTCATCATTGAAGCCTTAATATCTACGGGTGAAACTGGTATTATTTTAGCAGCTCCTACTCATGCAGCTAAAAAGATTCTTTCAAAACTGTCGGGGAAAGAAGCGAGTACTATTCACAGTATTCTTAAAATTAACCCAGTTACGTATGAAGAAAACGTTCTTTTTGAACAAAAAGAAGTACCAGATTTAGCTAAATGCAGGGTATTAATCTGCGACGAAGTGTCAATGTATGATAGAAAGCTATTTAAAATTCTGCTTTCAACTATCCCGCCGTGGTGTACTATAATTGGAATAGGTGATAATAAGCAAATTAGACCTGTTGACCCAGGAGAAAATACTGCTTATATCAGTCCATTCTTTACACACAAAGATTTTTATCAGTGTGAACTCACTGAAGTTAAACGCAGTAATGCTCCTATTATTGATGTAGCTACTGACGTTCGTAACGGTAAGTGGATTTATGATAAAATTGTTGACGGGCATGGAGTACGTGGATTTACAGGTGATACCGCTTTACGCGATTTTATGGTAAATTATTTTTCAATCGTCAAATCACTAGATGATTTGTTTGAAAATCGTGTAATGGCATTTACGAATAAATCTGTTGACAAGTTAAATAGCATTATTCGTAAAAAGATTTTTGAAACTGATAAAGATTTTATTGTCGGTGAAATTATTGTAATGCAGGAACCATTAATTAAAACATATAAAATTGATGGAAAGCCTGTGTCAGAAATTATTTTTAATAACGGACAATTAGTTCGTATTATAGAAGCAGAGTATACATCGACGTTTGTTAAAGCTCGTGGTGTTTCTGGAGAATATCTAATTCGTCATTGGGATTTAACAGTAGAAACTTATGGCGATGATGAATATTATCGTGAAAAGATTAAAATAATTTCATCCGATGAAGAACTGTATAAGTTTAACCTATTTTTAGGTAAAACGGCAGAAACTTATAAAAATTGGAACAAAGGCGGAAAAGCTCCGTGGAGTGATTTTTGGGATGCTAAATCACAGTTTAGTAAAGTGAAAGCACTTCCTGCATCGACATTTCATAAAGCTCAGGGCATGTCTGTAGACCGTGCTTTCATCTATACGCCTTGTATTCATTATGCAGATGCTGAATTGGCTCAACAACTTCTTTATGTTGGTGTCACCCGTGGTCGTTATGATGTGTTTTATGTGTGAGGCTATATGATTAACATCAATTCAAAATATTTAAATCGTCTAATAGATGGTATAAAGAAGCATACTGATAAGCAAGATAACCTCAGTGTTATGGTAACAGGAGCTGAGCTCCTTCATAAGCTTTATCTTATAAGTGATACTATATTAGCAATTAAACGAATTGAAAAACAATCATATCACAGTAATACAGATACGGTAATTACACTAGATGAAAGTGTCTGTAAATTACTAATTAAATTTGAGGAAGCTATTCGTGGAAATAACTAAAGATCAGTTTTATCTTCTTCAGGATAAAGTTAGCGAAATTTATGAAATTGCTCATGGTAAAAATCGTGAAACTGTAAAAATTGAATCTAGTAAGTTGATGCTTCAATTAGAAGAAATTGAACGAGATTTAATTGCGTTAGAATTCTTTTGTGGTGAAGTAAAAACTGTTACAATCAATGATTACGTTTTAGGCGAAATTAGCTATCTTTATGAGGCGATTATTAATGATTGAATTAAGTTGGTACCAGTTTAAATCTCTTATGACAAATGTTAAAGCTGTCATCCAAGAAAATCCAGGACCTGATAATGTTACTATTCGCGAAAAAGCTTTAAAGATAGTATACAGTCTTGAAGAGATACAAAAAGATATTGAATCTATGGCAAAATTTATTGATGAGCCTATTAATAAAGTTTATATTCAAGACTATACTGTAGGTCAAATTCGCGATTTAGCAAGGAAAATTTAATGTTTGATTTTATTATAGATTTTGAAACAATGGGAAGCGGTGAAAAAGCAGCGGTTATTGATTTAGCTGTAATTGCTTTTGACCCTAATCCAGAAGTAGTTGAAACATTTGATGAATTAGTTTCACGTGGCATTAAAATCAAATTTGATTTAAAAAGCCAAAAAGGACATCGTCTTTTTACTAAAAGCACTATCGAATGGTGGAAGAATCAATCTCCTGAAGCTCGAAAAAATATTGCACCATCAGATGAAGATGTAAGCACTATTGACGGTATTGCAAAATTTAATGATTACATCAATGCACATAATATCGATCCTTGGAAATCTCAAGGCTGGTGCCGTGGAATGTCGTTTGATTTTCCAATTTTAGTCGATCTCATTCGCGATATTCAACGTCTTAACGGCGTTTCCGAGAATGAGCTTGATACATTTAAGTTAGAACCTTGTAAATTCTGGAATCAGCGTGATATTCGTACCAGAATTGAAGCACTTCTGCTTGTTCGTGATATGACCACGTGTCCTCTTCCAAAAGGAACTTTAGATGGATTCGTTGCGCATGATTCTATTCATGACTGTGCGAAAGACATCCTGATGATGAAGTATGCTTTGCGGTATGCTATGGGTCTTGAAGACGCTCCATCAGAGGAAGAATGCGATCCTCTATCTCTTCCAACTAAACGATAAAAAGTTGTTTACTTCCTCGGTTAGTTATGGTATTATAACACCATAGCTACTGAGGATAATAAAATGAAAATTTATCGTGTTGAATCATCGTTTAGTATTCTTGATTATGAAGATGCTATAACAATACGTCGAAATCTTTGTGTTCAAATAACGCCGTACAGGAGTATAATAGATTCATGGAGCGAAGAGTGGCTATTACACGTAGGTTATGACAGACCTAATTTTATGCATCATAGCGATAATAATAAAAGAATTCCTTTACCACACGAAGATAAACTATTAGTTAAAAACGCTAATATAGTAATTAATACTAAGTTCAAGAAAGATTATGTTGGAGTAGAATATCATATTCCAGGATGGTTTATAGCTCTTTATCATTTTGCTTTCGTTAGTGAATATGATATGATGAGATGGTTCACACGAGAAGAGCGTGAAGAATTAGCTTCTAAAGGATTTTATCTTGCTATATATGAAGTTCCTGAAGATGAAGTTATCATTGGTGGGCACCAAGTAATGTTCCGCAAATCGCATGCTGAACTCGTAGATTTTATTGAAATGAGATAATTATGAAATTTAATTATAATCCTGAATACACACCAAATCCGGTAGCTAAGCTGATTGATTTTGATGTTGTAAGCACTTATGTATGCCCTGTTAAACCACTGGAAATTAAGGAACCTACTATGACTACCGCTATTGAAATCGGCAAAACCTACAAACTGGTTGAAACTGAAATTAAAACTACTGAACTAAATTTGGGTTATAAAGCATTGACCAGTGTTTTTGGTGAAGGCGAGTTTGTGGTTAAAAGTTTTTCAAAAAGTAATTGGCATGATAAGAATAAAGCTTATGTGATTCGAGCACAACGCTTAGATAATGATGAAGTAATTAAAACTATAGTCTTTGAAGCAGAGCTTATCCTCTTCCAAGAATGCGATCCTACTGACCTTTTGACTCGTGCTGTAGCTATCAAGACCCCATTTATTTCGGTCTGTGGTTGGGTAACAGACCAATGGATTGAAGACGGTGTTGAACTTCTGAACGTTGTTCATGCAGGTGATTTTAGCGTAGTACCTCGTAGTGCAGTGGTAGCTATTTTGAATTAATAGTTTACAAACTCTTGGGACCAGAGTATAATGGTCCTGTGGAGTATAAAATCTTTTTAACAAGTGAGAGATAACTATGATTATTAATATTGGTGAAATTGCTCGTGTATCTGATAAATCCCGTTCTAAAGCAGCAGGAAAATTGGTTGAAATTGTAAGCATTCAGCTTAAACATGGCGTTAAAGATGAAGATTCTGAAGTAAAAGTGCGTATCATTCCTAAAGATGGAAAGTCTAAACCTCAGTTTGGCTATGTTCGTGCGAAATTTCTTGAATCTGCGTTTTTGAAAGCTGTTCCTGCTAAAGGAATTGAAACGATTGATACTTCACATGTAGGTGTAGACTTTAAGTGGAAGCTCGGTCAGGCTATTAAGTTCATTGCTCCTTATGAATTCGAATTTACCGAAGATGAGGAAGGGGTTGTTCAAAAACACCGTACTCGCGCTATGTGTGCATACATTACCGATCAATGGGTAGAAGATGGCGTTAAGTTGTACAACGCGGTATTTTTAGGAACATACAAAGTCATTCCTGAAAGTTGGATTAAACACTATAGCAAAGCTCGTTGTGCATAAAGTTTAAAATTTTTTCATAAAACTATATACATCAGTAGTTGATTATGGTACTATATCAATATCAACTACTGATACAGAAAACAACTTGGAGAATAAAATGGAAAACTTAATTATCATCGAACAATCTTTCAACGATTATGGTATGGCTTACGGTTATCGTGCGATAATGGAAGATTCTCGTGGATGTGTTATCGATATTGCTGAATGCAAAGATTTACTGCAGCTTTTGAAGATTGTTCGCAAAAATTGGGATTGTGAAAACATTAAAGCTCGTGTTGTAACGGAAGAAGAAACTGTTTTTCATGATGTAAAATTCGCCAAAGGTGCTGCTACTCTTCTGAAACGCATCGCTCCACTGTTCAATTAATGAGGAAATTGTAATGAAACACAAAATTGTTCAGAATTGTACTAATGACGAATTTGAAGATGTATTATTCGATCCAGATTTGGTAGTAGTTCAAAAGGAACACACCATTAAGTTTACTCACTTGACTTCGGTTTATGTGTATGAAAAGGTTGGTGATAAACAAGCAATTTACGGTGTATTTCGTGAAATTACTGAAGATGGCACAACTTACTGGAAGGAAATTTATTAATGGCTATTAAATTTGAAGTTAATAAATGGTATCAATTTAAAAATAAACAAGCTCAAGAAAATTTTATTAAAGACCATACTGATAACGGAATCTACGCACGACGTTTAGGTATGGAACCTTTTAAAATTTTAGATGTTGACCATCTTGGTCGTCCTACTAAAATTGTGACATCTACTGGCACATTTGGATATGCAACACATGGTGTTATCCTTGACGAAAACTTTATCTGGCTCTCTACTAACGAAGCTGGGTTCTTTGATGAAGTGGAAAATCCATATCAGGCTGCTGAAGAACAAGAGCAGGAAGAGCAAGAACAAATAGAAGATTTCACAGAATTTCCTGTCATGAAAGTTACTATTGAAAATAATGAACAGGCATGGTCATTGTATCAGATGTTGAAAGCTCACTTTAAGGAATAATTATGCCGCTTTATGATTATAAATGCCAATCCAAAGACTGTGCAAAAGAATACGAAAAAATCAAGAAAATTTCTGAAAGGGATACTGATGTATGTCCTGATTGTCATCGGATTGCTATTCGGTTAGTTTCCGCTCCTAAGCATGTGAATGGCGGATTTTACGACTTGCTTAAAGGGTAATTATGAAATATATTAATCGTTCTATCGCAGCATTAGTATTAGCAGTATCTTTAGTAGGATGTACTGATGCTGATAATGCAACCAAAGTTTTGTCTTCAAGTGGGTTTACTAATATTGAAATCACTGGATACAATTGGTTCGGTTGCTCTGAAAATGATTTCCAACACACTGGATTTCGTGCTGTTGGACCTACTGGGCAGAAAGTAGAAGGAACTGTGTGTTCTGGTCTATTCTTCAAGGATTCGACTATCCGTTTTAAATAAAAGGCCTTCGGGCCTTTAGCTTTATGATTACCGGAGTATAATATTCCCGAAACCAAACGAGGATAAGTGATGATTAAGAATGAAATTAAAATTCTGAGCGATATTGAACATATCAAAAAGCGTAGCGGCATGTATATTGGCTCTTCAGCTAATGAAATGCATGAGCGCTTTCTGTTTGGTAAATGGGAAAGTGTTCAGTATGTACCTGGTCTTGTTAAGCTTATTGATGAAATTATCGATAACTCAGTAGATGAAGGTATTCGTACTAAGTTTAAATTCGCAAATAAAATTAATGTTACTATTAAAAACAATCAAGTAACAGTTGAAGATAACGGTCGTGGTATTCCACAGGCGATGGTTAAAACACCTACCGGTGAAGAAATTCCTGGTCCTGTTGCTGCATGGACTATTCCAAAAGCAGGTGGTAACTTCGGTGATGATAAAGAACGTGTCACCGGCGGTATGAATGGTGTTGGTTCTAGTTTGACAAACATTTTTTCTGTGATGTTTGTTGGTGAAACTGGCGACGGTCAAAATAATATTGTAGTTCGTTGTTCAAACGGCATGGAAAATAAATCATGGGAAGATATTCCTGGAAAATGGAAAGGAACTCGTGTTACTTTCATTCCTGATTTTATGTCATTTGAAACTAATGAGCTGTCCCAAGTTTATCTTGACATTACACTAGATCGTCTCCAGACACTTGCTGTTGTTTATCCTGATATTCAATTTACCTTTAATGGTAAAAAGGTTCAGGGCAATTTTAAGAAATATGCACGACAGTATGATGAACATGCTATTGTTCAAGAACAAGAAAATTGTTCTATTGCGGTTGGTCGTTCACCGGATGGATTTCGTCAATTAACTTATGTGAATAACATTCACACTAAGAATGGTGGCCATCACATTGACTGTGTTATGGATGATATTTGTGAAGACCTTATTCCACAAATCAAACGTAAGTTCAAAATTGATGTAACTAAAGCGCGTGTCAAAGAATGTTTGACTATCGTTATGTTTGTCCGTGATATGAAAAACATGCGATTTGATTCTCAAACTAAAGAGCGTTTGACTTCTCCATTTGGTGAAATCCGTAGTCATATTCAGCTTGATGCTAAAAAGATTTCACGTGCTATTCTAAATAATGAAGCTATTTTGATGCCAATTATTGAAGCTGCCTTGGCTCGTAAATTGGCGGCAGAAAAAGCGGCAGAAACTAAAGCAGCTAAAAAGGCTTCTAAAGCTAAGGTTCATAAACATATTAAAGCGAATCTTTGTGGTAAAGATGCTGATACTACATTGTTCTTAACCGAGGGTGATTCGGCTATCGGATATCTTATTGATGTTCGTGATAAAGAACTTCATGGTGGTTATCCATTGCGCGGTAAAGTTCTCAACAGTTGGGGTATGTCATATGCTGATATGCTTAAAAACAAAGAACTGTTTGATATTTGCGCAATCACTGGATTAGTTCTTGGTGAAAAAGCTGAAAACTTGAATTATCATAATATCGCTATTATGACCGATGCTGACCATGATGGTCTAGGAAGCATTTATCCTTCTCTGCTCGGATTTTTTAGTAATTGGCCAGAATTGTTTGAACAAGGAAGAATTCGTTTCGTCAAAACTCCTGTAATCATCGCTCAGGTCGGTAAAAAACAAGAATGGTTTTATACAGTCGCTGAATATGAGAGTGCCAAAGATGCTCTACCTAAACATAGCATCCGTTATATTAAGGGACTTGGCTCTTTGGAAAAATCTGAATATCGTGAGATGATTCAAAACCCAGTATATGATGTTGTTAAACTTCCTGAGAACTGGAAAGAGCTTTTTGAAATGCTCATGGGAGATAACGCTGACCTTCGTAAAGAATGGATGAGCCAATAGTTTACTTTACCACAAGGATGTGGTATAATTAATTGGGCAAATGAGGATATTGAAATGAAATCATATAAAGTAAATTTAGAACTTTTTGATAAAGCAGTTCATCGAGAATATAGAATCATTCAACGCTTTTTCGATATGGGAGAAGCCGAAGAATTTAAAAACCGCTTTAAGGATATTAGAGATAAAATTCAATCCGACACCGCAACTAAAGATGAACTACTAGAAGTTGCTGAAGTTATTAAGCGTAATATGAATTAATGAGGAAATTATGATTATCACCACTGAAAAAGAAACAATTCTTGGTAATGGTTCTAAATCAAAAGCATTTAGCATCACAGCATCTCCTAAAGTATTTAAAATTCTGTCATCTGATTTGTATACAAACAAGATTCGCGCAGTAGTCCGTGAATTGATTACTAACATGATTGATGCTCATGCACTTAATGGAAATCCTGAAAAATTTATTATACAAGTTCCTGGACGTTTAGATCCGCGATTTGTTTGTAGAGATTTTGGTCCGGGTATGAGTGATTTTGATATTCAGGGTGATGATAATTCTCCTGGTCTGTATAATTCATACTTCAGTTCATCTAAGGCTGAATCTAACGATTTCATTGGCGGATTTGGTTTAGGTTCTAAATCTCCGTTTAGTTATACTGATACATTTAGTATTACTTCGTATCATAAAGGTGAAATTCGTGGTTATGTAGCTTACATGGATGGCGATGGTCCACAAATTAAACTTACATTCGTGAAAGAAATGGGTCCAGACGATAAAACTGGTATTGAAATCGTAGTTCCAGTTGAAGAAAAAGACTTTAGAAACTTTGCTTATGAGGTTTCTTATATCATGCGACCGTTCAAAGATTTGGCTATCATTAATGGTCTTGACCGCGAAATTGATTATTTTCCGGATTTTGATGACTATTATGGTGTAAATCCAGAAAGATACTGGCCTGATCGTGGTGGATTATATGCTATCTATGGCGGTATTGTTTATCCTATCGATGGTGTTATTAGAGACCGTAACTGGCTAAGCATTCGCAATGAAGTGAATTACATTAAGTTTCCAATGGGTTCACTTGATATTGCTCCATCTCGCGAGGCTCTTTCACTGGATGATCGCACTCGTAAAAATATTATTGAACGAGTTAAAGAACTCAGTGAGAAAGCATTTAATGAAGATGTAAAACGATTTAAAGAATCTACATCTCCTCGTCACACATATCGTGAATTGATGAAGATGGGGTATTCTGCTCGAGATTATATGATTAGTAATTCAGTCAAATTCACGACTAAAAATCTGTCATATAAAAAGATGCAGAGCATGTTTGAACCTGACAGTAAGTTATGCAACGCGGGAGTTGTGTATGAAGTAAATCTTGACCCTCGACTGAAGCGCATTAAGCAAAGTCATGAAACTTCAGCCGTTGCATCAAGTTATCGTCTGTTTGGTATTAATACAACAAAAATTAATATCGTTATTGATAATATTAAAAATCGTGTTAATATTGTTCGTGGATTAGCACATGCGTTAGATGATAGTGAATTTAATAACACTTTGAATATTCATCACAATGAACGTCTTCTGTTTATTAATCCAGAAGTAGAATCGCAGATTGATTTACTTCCTGATATTATGGCGATGTTTGAAAGTGATGAAGTTAACATTCATTATTTGTCAGAAATTGAAGCTTTAGTTAAAAGCTATATTCCAAAGGTAGTTAAAAGTAAAGCTCCTCGTCCTAAAGCTGCTACAGCATTTAAGTTTGAAATTAAAGACGGGCGGTGGGAAAAAGAGGAACTATTTACACTTACGTCAGAAGCGGATGAAATTACTGGTTATGTAGCGTATATGCATCGTTCTGATATTTTCTCTATGGATGGTACTACATCTCTTTGTCATCCATCTATGAATATTTTGATTCGTATGGCTAATCTTATTGGCATTAATGAATTTTATGTTATTCGTCCGCTTTTACAGAAAAAGGTAAAAGAACTCGGTCAGTGCCAATGTATTTTTGAAGCTTTGCGTGATTTATATGTAGATGCTTTTGATGATGTAGATTATGATAAGTATGTAGGTTATTCAAGTTCAGCTAAACGATATATTGATAAAATTATCAAGTATCCTGAATTAGATTTTATGATGAAGTACTTCAGTGTAGATGAAGTTTCTGAAGAATATACACGACTCGCTAATATGGTTAGTTCATTACAGGGTGTATATTTTAATGGTGGAAAAGATACCATCGGTCATGACATCTGGACAGTAACTAATCTTTTTGATGTATTATCAAATAATGCTTCAAAAAATAGTGATAAAATGGTTGCTGAGTTTACCAAGAAATTCCGTATTGTTTCCGACTTCATCGGTTATCGCAACTCTTTAAGTGATGATGAAGTTTCCCAAATCGCTAAAACTATGAAGGCCCTTGCGGCCTAATAAGGAAAATTATGTACAATATTAAATGCCTGACCAAAAACGAACAAGCTGAAATTGTTAAACTATATTCAAGTGGTAATTACACTCAACAGGAATTGGCTGATTGGCAAGGTGTATCGGTTGACACAATCCGTCGTGTTTTGAAAAATGCTGAAGAAGCAGAACGCTCTACAGTTACTATTAGCGGTGACATTACAGTTAAAGTTAATAGCGATGTAGCTATTGCTCCAGTTGCTAAATCTGATATTATTTGGAATGCTTCTAAAAAATTCATTTCAATTACTGTTGACGGTGTAACTTATAACGCAACTCCTAATACTCATTCAAACTTCCAGGAAATTCTTAATCTGCTTGTAGCAGATAAGCTGGAAGAAGCTGCACAAAAAATTAATGTTCGTCGCGCTGTTGAAAAATATATTTCCGGCGATGTTCGAATTGAAGGTGGAAGCTTGTTCTATCAAAATATTGAATTGCGATCTGGTTTAGTTGATCGTATTCTTGACTCGATGGAAAAAGGCGAAAACTTTGAATTTTATTTTCCGTTCTTGGAAAATCTGTTGGAAAACCCAAGCCAAAAAGCGGTATCTCGACTCTTTGATTTCTTGGTAGCAAACGATATTGAAATTACAGAAGATGGCTACTTCTATGCTTGGAAAGTAGTTCGCAGCAATTACTTTGACTGTCACTCAAATACCTTTGATAACAGTCCGGGTAAAGTAGTTAAAATGCCACGTACTCGTGTGAATGACGATGATACACAAACTTGTTCTCGTGGTCTGCATGTGTGTTCTAAATCTTATATTCGTCACTTTGGCAGTTCAACTAGTCGAGTTGTAAAAGTTAAAGTACATCCTCGCGATGTAGTATCAATTCCGATTGATTACAACGACGCTAAAATGCGTACCTGCCAATACGAAGTAGTTGAAGACGTTACTGAACAATTTAAATAAGGGCTTTGGCCCTTATCACATTAAGGAAAATTATGTTAGGTTATCAAGCACGAGTAAAAGAAGAATACGATCAATTAATGCTCAAAATTAATGCACTGAGTAAATTTTTAGAAAGCGCAAAGTTTCTAACAGTTAGCGCAGTTGAGCAAGAACTGCTGCTTTCACAGTTCATCTCAATGAAATCTTATGCTGAATGTCTAGAGAAAAGAATTGCACAATTCAAGTAAAAGAGGGCTTCGGCCCTTTTGTTTTAAGGAAAATTATGATTTATTGTATGAATATCGGTGACACCGACATAAAAGAAATTTCTCTACATGGTAATCATTACGCTAATATTGTGTACTGCAATAAATTCGAGTTTGGGCATGAAAAACTTGGGTTTCTTTACTGTAATGATGTTATAGTCATGGATAAAAAGGAGCTCGATGAACTCGACCGCGAGTCTTTAGATGAAAATGACCGAATTTATTATGGCACTCTTAAAGTATATAACGCCTATCTTAGCGGTAAAAAGGAAAGTCTAAATGCAGAAAACGAATCCGGGTTTACAGAGACTATTTCAGATTCCGACATTTACCCTATCGAACAGTGACTTGACTAGTGAAATGAAGGTCAAAATTGCTGATACAGCAAGATACTCTTTAAAACAAAACCCGAACCAGGATAAAGCAGAAGTTATCGAAAGATGCCGTATCGCTGTGTACGCAGAGTTTTTTGTGGCAGATTGGCTAAGCGGATATGTCAATAAAGGTCAAGAAGATGTTAATGACCCGTATACATACGCATGGGATGTATTGGCGCATCCAAGATACTGCGGGCTTCGTGTAGAAGTTAAGACACACCAAACTGACTCACGTTGGATTTCTGTAACAACAGGATGCAGCGGAGAGTATCCATACGGTTCTGGAATAAATCTAGGACCCATTCTAAATCATCAAGTCGCTGACTGTATAATTATATTCAACACTAAAGAAATTCATCCAGGTGTCATCCAGTACACTCCGAAGTTCATCGGTGACAGAGAAGACCTTCGTAAGGTTGTAAGAAAAAGCAACTACAACGGATGGTATCTTTCCATTTAAAAAATTTCACAAAACAGTTTACATACCACAAGGACCGTGGTACTATACAACTATCAACTGATATGGATTTGGAGAATAAAATGAAATTTAAATTTTATTACGCTAAACATAAAATAACTGATGAGTTTGTGTCAGTTGAATATTCTAGCGATGATGAAGGCATGATTTATACTCGCTTAGGATTATCACATTGGGAGTCTGATCAACCTTATTTTTCAACTCCTGAAGAAATTACACGCTTAGTTAATGGCCATATGAATGACCACTGGAATGTAATTCTTTCAGATAGTCTTAAAGCGGCTATTAATAGTAATGAAATGAAAATCGCTGAGATTGAACTATGAGTTCATTATGGTGGTGTTTTGTTTGGTTAATTAGTATTCCAGTAATTTGTTTAACATTTACTTTTGTGATGAGGTTATTATGAAAATTTTGAATTCTGTACTTATTGCTTGTGCGTGGTGGGTTGCACAGGTTTCAGCGGTAGTAGTTGGTATTCACATTTATTACGAATATTTTTAAAAAAGTTGTTTACAAGACTGTTCCTCCGTGGTAGTATTACCCTATCAACTACGGAGGAACACAAAATGAAAAAGATTGTTAAAGCTATATGGAATGTAGTTATAATACTAATAGTTTTGAGTATATTCCCAATCGTTTTAATGATTGATGTATTAAACGCTTACTTTGGATTTATGTGAGGAAAATATGAAGCGTAAACGCAGTGCTTTTACATTTATGGAATGGTTTTTCGATAATATTTTTCCGGCTTTATTCATTTTCATGTTGATTTTCGCCTTGGGTTCAGTTGTAGTTGGAATTTATTTAATGGCAGTTGTCGGAATGGATATTCACCAAAATGGTTTGAAATCTGTGGTTGAAACAATTTGGAATGGTGTAAAATAATGAATTTACTAAGCATTTGGTTTTATATTCTTGTATTTTACATTGGCGCAAATATCCCATATTGGATGGGATGGTCAACAACTGCATTTGGATTTTATACTCCCTGAGGTGAATTATGAAAATTTTTAAAGATGTAAAAGTTGGTGAAATTTTTTGTTTAGATAATGGTGATCAGTTAATTCGTATTTCACCTCTTAAGAGCACTAGCGAGAAAATGACAGTTAACGCTACTTTAGCAAATAACAGTAATGAACGTTTCTGTATTGAAAATGATACTGAAACTTATACTGTAGAAGAGTTTTGGGAATTGAGCGTCGACTGCGACGATTAATCTATCGGCCGTATGAATTCATGCGGCCTTGGAGTAGAAAATAATTTAGAGGAAATCAATATGAAATACATGACTGTTACTGATCTGAATAATGCAGGTGCTACTGTTATTGGTACAATCAAGGGTGGTGAGTGGTTTTTGGGAACTCCGCATAAAGATATTTTATCTAAACCTGGATTTTACTTTTTAGTAAGTAAATTAGATGGTCATCCATTTAGTAATCCATGTGTGTCAGCACGATTTTATGTAGGTAATCAACGTTCTAAGCAAGGATTCAGTGCAGTTCTAAGTCATATTCGTCAACGTCGGTCTCAGCTTGCGCGTACTATTGCAAATAACAATGTTCCATACACAGTATTTTATCTGCCTGCTTCTAAGATGAAACCTCTGACGACGGGATTTGGAAAAGGACAGTTAGCTTTAGCGTTTACTCGTAATCATCATTCTGAGTATCAAACACTTGAAGAAATGAACCGTATGTTGGCTGATAACTTTAAATTCGTTTTGCAGGCATATTAATGAGTAATTTCCACAACGAACACGTGATGCAGTTCTATCGTAATAATCTTAAAACTAAAGGCGTCTTCGGACGCCAGTGAGGAAAATATGAATATTGCAAAATTATTAGGAGTTATTTCATTTATTTGTTGGATAGTAGCATGTGTTTTAACTATCTGTATCGATGCTAGCAGTGTGTTTTCACAGGCTTTAGCCCAGGGTATGTGTGCATATTTAACATTTGTGTTGTTATCTACTAATGATTAAGAAAATCTTGGGCTATTCATTAGCCCTTGCTACTTTATTAGTAGCACTATATTATGGAGTAATGTTCGGATTGATTCAAGTCGTGCTTTTCATTTCTGATGTTATTATGGCACTACATTCACTAGTATGGTAAATTTATGCAACTGAATAATCGCGATTTAAAAAGTATCATTGATAATGAAGCATTGGCTTATGCTATGTACACGGTTGAAAATCGTGCTATTCCAAATATGATTGATGGATTTAAGCCAGTTCAACGATTTGTTATTGCTCGAGCTCTTGATTTGGCACGAGGAAATAAAGATAAGTTTCACAAACTCGCTTCTATTGCAGGTGGTGTAGCGGACCTTGGATATCATCATGGTGAAAACTCTGCGCAAGATGCGGGAGCTTTAATGGCTAACACTTGGAATAATAATTTTCCTCTGTTAGATGGTCAAGGAAACTTTGGTTCTCGTACTGTCCAAAAGGCAGCAGCTAGTCGTTATATTTTTGCTCGTGTAAGTAAAAATTTCTATAACGTATATAAAGATACTGAATATGCTCCAGTACATCAAGATAAAGAACACATTCCGCCTGCTTTCTATTTGCCTATTATTCCTACTGTTCTTCTTAATGGCGTTTCCGGTATTGCAACTGGTTATGCAACTTACATTCTTCCTCATAGTGTTTCTTCTGTCAAGAAAGCTGTACTGCAAGCTCTTCAAGGAAAGAAAGTAACTAAACCGAAGGTAGAATTCCCAGAATTTCGCGGTGAAGTCGTTGAAATTGATGGTCAATATGAAATTCGTGGAACGTACAAGTTTACTTCACGAACTCAAATGCATATCACCGAGATTCCGTATAAGTATGATCGTGAAACTTATGTGAGTAAAATCTTAGACCCGCTTGAAGATAAAGGCTTCATTACATGGGATGATGCTTGTGGTGAGCATGGTTTTGGCT